GAACAGAGGAATAAGAAATGGCTCACACCTATGTCATCAGTTCAGTTTCGTCTGTTGGGGATTACTTGACTGTAGTGGGCACTGTAGACGGCGTGTCTGTCACGGTGAATACCTGGGTTTCGGCTGCGCCTTCATTGGCATCAGCTATTGCTTTTAGAAATTTTATTACCCCAATGATGCTTGCTGCCGTACCACAAACACCAACAACTTATGCAATTTTGCAGGGAACATTTAGTCAATAGTACAAGGAATAAGAAATGGCTTACGATTCAAGAATTGCAGATCCTCAAACTGGAAGATACCAACGTCTCACTCCTCGTGGTGCTGCGCTTTCGGCAGAACTTGTGCGTCTTACTGGTCCTGATTGGGGTCCCGGTACAACAATAGATTCGAACTTCTGGACGATTTTCAATAATGGAGCTGGATCAGGAGTAGCTTTGTCGGGAGGAGTTGTAACCTTAACTAGTGGTACGGCGAATAATGGGGAAGGCAATTTCACCTCTGTTCGTAAGGCTCGTTACGTTACCACTCTTACAAATTACTACCATGCTTGTGCAAATTTAAGTGCCACTGGCGGAGCAAATACTACTCGCATTTTCGGTCCGTTTACTTATGCTGCAGCACCAGCAGTTCAGGATGGATTCTATTTTTCGTACAATGGTACAACTTCAACTTTAAGTGTGAATGCTGTAAATGCAGGTGGAGCGGCGACAAGTGTGGCTTCAGGCAGTTTTAATGGTGAAGTAACTTCTTACACCTTAGATGCTAATATGCATGTTTTTGACATTATGTATAACATGAGTGCCGTCTATTTCATAATTGATAACGTACTTATACATAAAATGGCTCCTACCACTGCTCCATTGTCGTCAACAATGACGTTGCAGTGCAGTGCGGCTTGTTTCAATTCTGCTAGTGGAACTGTATCAGCAGGTTTAGTGATTTGGGAAAACACAATTATGCGTTGTGGTTCAACAACATGCCGTCCACAATCTGCTTACATTTTTAGTGGTGGCAATGGAAACGTGCTTTTGAAGCGTGGAGCAGGAACATTACAGCGCCTTGTATTGAACAATCCGGGCACGAACACAAACACGCTTTCCATTTATGATGGATTAGATGCGACGGGTACTCTGAAAGCAGTTATTACAAACGTAAGCACAAGTGGAGCAGTTGGTGCTTTCACAGAGTTTAACATGGATTTCTATACCGGGCTTTTCATGGTTGCGGCGACTGGCACGGCGAGTGTCTGGACCGTAATTTACGATTAACAGATCCAACTAATCCTTTCATAATCATTAACTTCCTCACTACCCGTTTTGTGTTCCTTCCACGTAGATTATAACAGGAGGAAGACAATGATTCAGGACGGCAGGTACACATTGGTCTACAGCAATGGTGAGTACCGTACCGTATCCATTGAGACCGTCAAGGATGGCGATCTTAAAGGCAAGACCATTTTGAATCTGAAGCAAGGCAGCCGTTATAGCGGTTGCGCTTTCCTTGCTCAGGACAACCGCGTGATGTTCTGGCGGCGATTTTCAAGTTCCAACCCTTCGGAGCGGATGGTTGCTATACAGGCCGCTGTTAACCGCATTGCACGAAATCCTCGCGAAGCTGGCATGGCGTATGCGATGAATGAAGGTCGCTGCTGCCGTTGCGGACGTGAACTTACCGTCCCGGCTTCTATCCACGCTGGCATGGGACCGGATTGTGCCGAGAAGTATGCTTGGGCAAAAGAAGATCAAGTTGCCGTTCATGACGAACTGGCAGAGACCCGTAAGGCCGGAGCAGTTTTTGCTGACACCAGTAATCAACCCGAAGTTCCCATTCAGACTTCTCTCAAGCTTGATGCCCCATCGGTTCCCGACGCAGCGGTGGCTTCGATAAATGTTCTTCCCGAGCGAATTCAGAGAAAAGCGGCTGTTGCAATGTACACTAACGACCGGATGCAAGCCATGATTGAATACCAGCGGAAGAACAATCCAAATCTTTTCTACGATCCATTTGACATCGGCGAGAAATTAAACGAAAAGGCCGCTGTCGCATTTTGGACCAAGCGTTTTCTGGCATCGCCGTTAACCGAAGAGACAATGCAGCAACCTGTAGTTGCATAAGGAGAAAGTATGATTCTCAAGTTCAAGAATCCTGATGTTGCTCGAGCAGCACTAACCTACTTGACTGAGGAATACATTAACTCTAATGTCGATTTCGGCTTTAGAGATAATGACATCTTCGTCGAAGGCACTATTGGAGTTACCGGATTGACACTTCTTCAAATCCGAGCCATGGCTTTTGCTGATGGCTACATGGCCGCCAAAGGAGCATGAGAATGTCACTAAGAATTGGTCAATTTCCAAAAGTCGGTCAGGTTTGGGAAGTTCTCTCGAGCGGCTACAAAGTGGAAATAAAGAAGGTTGGACGTCGGTGGGTGCATATTCATTACTTTGAGACTCCCCAAAATTGCCCCGGCGCTTATCTTCCTCCAAATGGATTGGACGAGAAGAAAAAGATCGAGGAATTCGTAAAGAAATTCTGCTTGCTCAGAGAAACTCGTGAAGATGCAGTCGAAGTTTACAACCATTTTGACGAATTCTGCGAGTTTGTAAAACAACAGACTTGGATGTCAGAGGAATTTCAAGATAGATTTATCGGCAAACTGAGTAACGCAATGGCCGATGCTTTCAATCGTGGCAAGGTCGAAGGCAGAAAGAAACTATAATGGAAATCAAATCGATTGAAATCAAGATTCATAAATATGCACCAATCTGGTGGGGTCTAGCTGTTGTCTTCGTTTTCTTTGGTCATGTGTTCACAGCCACTTTCCTCGCAGCTTTGAGTGCTGTGCGAGTTTCTCGTAATCAGGCTGTGCTGCGAGAGTTGGAAAAGGAACGGGAAGATGCAATTTGCTCTCTGCTCTGTGCAAGTAAAAGAGTAATTCAGGAACTTGACCGACCAATTCCTGCACGAGACCTTAATGTGATTCGAGCCTATTGCGACACTTACAATCTGCATTATGAATTATTGAGTAATGTTAACGAAAAAATTCAACTCGTAAAGAGGATGCGATGAGATACCTAGTCACGAAAATCGGTGTTCAAGTTTCGACAGTTTACGCTCAACGTCAAACTAACGGAGACATTTTCTGGGTTGCCAGCCGTAACAAAGCCACAGAGTTCAACTTGACCGAGGCTCGCAAGATTGCTCGAGAGGAAGATGGTGTTGTGCAATCTCTTTCGAAACCTTATGATGTCAAACTCAAGGAAAGTGACCGAGTTGCTTTGTTGAAGTACGTCTTTGATAAGAAGTAACTATGAACGGGCAATTGCGAGTATTGGAATTGTTCGACGCTCAGGCGACTCTTCATGAGATTGAAACGGTGCTTTGGTTAGAACTGAACAAAATGTTTGTGCTGGCAGAAAAGACACGAGAACGGTTGATTAGCAGAGGAGACAGAAATGTCAAGACGAATCCCCGGTGTTCTAACAGTCCGTTACGCGCAAGTTAGAAAACAACCTGTTACTACCAACACTGACATTGAAGAAGCGTTGGGACTCACTCCTTTGATTGTGGATTGTTGCGAGAAGGGTTTCCGGGTTCGGAAAGATTCGAAAGCGGCTCTCAAAGCATTGATGATTACGATCGATTGGGCACGTGTTAAGGAAGTGGACAAAAAGTTCGTAGTCAAGGATGGAGCAGATGAGATGATTATCTCTGAGACTCCTCTGCTTTGGATTTCACAAGAGCGGTTTGACAGATTAATGCGAAATTGTTTCAAAGTCGTACTACCCGAAATCTTTAAGAAGGAGATGCGACTGGCACGACGGTCCGCTCGTCGTCGCATGTCTCGCTTTCAATCTCTTCGGAATGGAGTTGCTTAATGTTTAAGTGGCTGAGCCGTCTATTCCCTCCACGTCTACCTGTTCTTCACCCGGTGGAACTGAAGAAATCCATGGGTTACTATAATCGGTTAGAACGTAGCAAAGGCGAGCAGCCTAGCCATGATAAAGGAAGAGCCGAGGGTGTTCGCATTGAACGCAAACTTGAAGGCGAGTATATCCCAGCAGAACCCACAGAATTGCATTATCCTGAAAAGCAACAGGTTCGGAAATCCATCTTTCGGCAATTTACTTTAATCCTACAAAAGTAAAGGAGTATAGCAATGGCACAATGGTCACCAGCACGTGAAAAAGAACGGGAACAGAAAAAGATTCAAGAGCGTGTTGACCTTATCGATCACATACGAAAGGGCGGTTGGACTGTACAAGTTTTCAATGAATCCAACACAGAAGTTGAGGCAGCTTCAACCGATGCTCCCTTGCACTATGTAATCAAGATGCCCGGTGCTTTCCCAGCCATTATCCGAGATATCGGAGCACTGCGACGGATCGCAAGCGGTATAAAGTAAACCAGCTTTCTGTCCCTTAAGCATGGTGATTTTGACAAATCCTTTTCTCACGTGGGGACATCTTATTTGGGCTGCATTGGTAGCTCTCCTACTTTGGCCACTCAATAAACTTTGGGATTGGTTCGGTTATTGGGTTTGGCACAGTTTTGATCTCAATATGGAAGCATCAAGACGATTAGGTCGTCGATTAACTAAGGAAGAAAGATTAGAGATCAAAGCGAAAATCATGGCAGAAATTCAAGAAAAAGCAAAGGCTATGGAAAAAGAAGAGTACAAAGCAATCGAAGAATTTAAACCCTCAGACCCGCCAAAACCTTAACCTCTAGAATGATCAGTTTCGTCCGCAGCGCCTAGAATTACATCTAATGGAGTAATTGGTTCATCTCCCACTTCTGCTGCTTCAGCAATAACTTCTTGGATTTGACCTTTCGTTGTTCCTGAAGGAAGAATTCTCGCACCTGTTTTTGGTTCAGGCGCACGAGCGAGTTCAGCATCAATAGACGCTGCGCTTCCTGCTGCGCGTGACACTGCTACAGCAGATGAAACCGCAGGAAGACCGCCATCACCTGCACGACGAACCATAGTGCGAGCCGCCGCACCAGGTTTCTTAACAATTGGAGTACGAGTCATAGCCCCAGCTGGACCTGTAACAATTCCCGAATCAGCTTCTGAATTAGCAGCAACCGATTGAACAGAGCGCAAATTAGCAGCGGGAACTTCGGGAGCCGGGATGCTATTGTGAGTTACATCCTGCACTTCCTTATCTAGAAGTTCGCTGAGGATTAATTCTATTGTCTCGGAGGATTCTTTCTTTCCCTTATGCTTAGGGCAAGGAATAAAAGATGTATCACTCAGAGGCTTCTGGCATTGAGGATCCTCATAGTCACGTCGTACTTTACAGCCACAGCGTTCCAGGAGAACTTGGACGCCGTGTGTTCGGGTAATTTTCATAGCCATAGATTTATCTTCCTAAGCGGTAGCCTTGGGTTTTGGTCCCCTCTTCCTTGGTGCCGGAGGAACAGGTTGTGCTGGCGGTGCCGAAGCATCGGGAGCAGGTGGTGGAACAGGCCGTGCTGCATTTCGCAGACTAACAGCGAATGAAAGTAACGAAATGGATCGTTCAGCGTCTAAGGGATAAGACAGAACGGTTACTCCTTCGCTTATCTCTCGAAGTTGAAGCTTTATGGGATCAATTTCCAATGCTCGAACATTGGGTTCAAGAATGTTTCCCTTTTCATCTACACTGTCCAAAAAGAAAATTACTTTCATGTGTCTATGCTCCTTAAAAGTTGCTTTCGCTTTTAATACTTAAATCTTGTGACCTATGTAAATTCCACCAACAAATAATAGGACCTTTTCAGCACCATTTAGCATTTTGCGCCACTTGCCTGCACCTGCTGCTTTTTTATAATCAGCAATGGTCTTGTTCTTTTCATCAATAGTCGCATTCTTCTGTTTCACTGTATCTTCACACTGGGATTCTGTACGAGTAAGAGCACCCAAAGCAGCTTGAGCATTTCCCAGATCATTTGTGAGAGTAACATTAGTGTGCTTGGCAGCATCTAGCTCAGAATTAGTGGCTGCTAAATCAGCCTTTGATGTGTTCGCTTCAATTTTGGCTGCTGTAAATTGTTGAACATCAGGCGTAAGAAAACTTATTCTATCATTTCCGGCTTTATCTTTTTCTGGTGTAAAAGGAGTGGTTAATTTGAATTGTCCTGCCAGATCATTGTAGGCATCTTGAGCCGATTTTCCCGGTGCCAAGACATTTGTTTCCTGCTGATGAGCCGCTGCATCACGATTCTGAATCTGTTGTTGAAGACTTGCAATTGTCTGTGCATCACGAACACGATCAGCTTTATCGGCTTCTAACTGTTGAGTGTACTGTTCAGTTTTTGCATCACTCTCAGTTTTATATTGCACCATCAATTGTTGCGCAGCAGCAGCTTGTTGCTGTAATATGTTGCTTTGTTTTTCGGCTGCTTCGGCACGTGCTATTTCTTTATCATAGATCTTGCTAGCGATGTAAGCACCACCACAACCCAGGAGCAGCACAAAAACAATCACTCCTATCAATACATAGCTAACTGTTACATGTTTGTGTGCTAAAGCAGCTAAAGATGCTTGAAGTTCCTTATCAATTAGAGCATGATTAGAGTCAGGAGCCATTGCCACTTGTAATGTTGACGATGTTCCCGGTGTTCCTGTTTCTTGCGCCATTTTTACTTCCTTTTAGCCGCAAGAGTAGTCTTCTTCTCTTTTGCAGCCTTTTGTTTTAGACGTGCTTCACGAGATCTGCCGTCCTTACACACCTCTACACTTACTACTGGTATTCCTAAATTCGCATCAATTTTGAAGATATCGTTAGCACTGAACTTGTATCGTCGTCCGTATTTGTGTATGACTTCACGATAATTTGTAATGCTGGGATCGATCTTTTTGAAATACAGCTTTGACAAATTGTCTTTGATAATACAATAAACTATGAATAGATTCTTAGGTGCCTTGATGTCTTTAGCCTTAAGAGCAGCTACAACTTTCTTAGCAATCTCCATTGGCTCATGCATGTTGTCGATTAGTATCAATTTCTTGACCAAAGCGGTTACTGTACGCTGCCGTGTATGACGTTTTGGACCGGGTACTTCGGGCACATCTAAGACATCGGGCAAAGTGGGACTAGCTTCTTCATTTGTTAGATCTTCAGCAATCAGCGTAAGACCTTCTCCCTCTTCTATTGCTAGCTGTTCTACCAGTGGTCCATAGTAATAGACTCGTTGATTTTCGGGCACATGCGAGAGATTCAACAAATTATTGACGGGAGTCTCTATTAAACAGGATTTGGTCTTAAGCACAACACGAACAATTACTCGACCATTGCCCATTATCTCTACCGTACCGCAGAAATCCCTAGTCTCCCCATTCAGAATACGAACAAAACTTCCCACTTTGATGCCATCGGCGCGAGCATAGTGTTCTCTTTCCGCTTCAGTAATAAGACCTTGAACATAATCATCGGCAACCTTGATGGCTTTGTTGGGACGATTGGTTTCGCCTTCTGTCACTAATTGAACAACTCCTGTAACAGATTTTAAACGTAGGAGAGCGGAAAAATTTGTAGAACGAACAAAGATTAGATTCACAGTCTTCATTTCGAAGACGTCTAAATCTCGTTTGAACACAGGAATGAAAATCTCTATGGGATCTTCTCGGAAGATACCTTTGATAGCATTACCGACGCGACGCATGGTAGATTCGATGGTCTTCTCGCTGCGAAGTTCCAGCAAGTACCACTCTTTACCTGCTAATTTTTCTATTGGACCCCACTGTAGGATCATTCGCGACTTTCCCTCTCAATTTAATACCGATTTAGGAGCTATATATTTGATTCTCTGACACTGAATCTAAATTCTTCGGACCAGACTAGACGACGTTTCCACTCTGGCCACGCAGCTACATCTTGAGTAGCTTCGTGACAAGTTGCGAGCAATGAACTGGAACCTAAATAAGGCTTACTTGCATCTTCTTGCAATCTTGCATTCCATACAGCAAAAGGAACAAACACTTTGCATTTGTGTTTTTCATACTCGTAGTATACAGCACCACATTTGTTGCAACCGATTTGTATAGACGGACCGTAAACTTGGCACATTTAATTTCCTTTGTGACTATTTTTGTTCTTTACCGGGAATAGTTCCCAATCTTCCAAAGGGTCCTGTAATATCGGCTGCCAATTTTCTCAGTGCTTGGTCAAGTTCATCACAATAGATGCACTTTTCAAAACGTTTTCTGAAATTGGCAAGTAGATCTTCGGCAGAAACAGGAGACCATCTACTGTATCTCCAGTAAACAGCTGTTGCTTCAATAGCGATTTGAGGATACTGTTCTTCGTCACTCATTTTATTATCTCCTAACTTCTTTGCAGTTTGGCTCCTGTTAATTCAGCAAATTCACTAACTCCCACCACACTAGCATCCCGCTCAACAGGTGATTGATAACTTCCTGCGGAGTAGCTTTGGACTTGAATCTCTCCTAGATTCCTCAACTCAACAATTAGAAGCGGAATTACATCGGCAGACAAAGTAGACACAGCAGTCCACTTTAGAAAGATCCGTGTCATTACAGCTACATCAGGAAAATGATTTCGGATAGCAATTTGTTCTTGAGTCTCAGGTCGATAGACACACTTGGCATAGGTGGCGAACATCGCTTCGATCAATTGCGTAGGAGCTTCGGTTGAAAGAATTTCATCGGCAAATTTTATAGCAGTTTCTTGATCCTTTGCTGCTGTAGAGGAAAGAATTTTTAAGGCTGCATCTTCCAAGTCGGTATCTAATACATTTAAGACTAGTTCCTTGGTCACGGTTCCTATGGCAGCACAAGTATCCAGAGCCTTGACCGCTTCCCTCATAATGCCCTTCGATGCCTTTGCAATGACCTTTAGAGCCTCCAATTCGTATTGTATGTGGTTAGCTGTAGCAACATTAGCCAGATAGCCCAAGATCACATCTGCTGATATACGTCCAAACTTCAATCGGCAGCAACGACTTCGGATTTCCTCAGGGATATTATACCCTTTGTTACTGATAAACATAAAGATAGCATCGGTATTGGGCTGCTCTAGAGGTTTTAGATAAACCTTCCAAGCTTCGGGCGATAAACAATGAGCTTCGTCTATCATGATAATGCGCCGTTTCCCTAAAACAGGAAGAGATTCAGTTGTAACTAGAATTTCACGAGCCTCTGCAACTCCAGCTTTACTGGCTCCATCTACCTCTAGAAAATCCGGATGAGCATCAATTTTATTCTCAATAATGGTCTTGCAGGAAGGACATTTATCGCAACCTTCAAAATCGTTGCCCTTACACATCAATGCTCGAGCGGCTAAGTACGCTGTAGTGGTTTTACCGACACCCCGAATACCCTCAAAAATAAATCCGCGCAGGAGGAATTCATCACTGTTTAGGATTGCTTTAAGGACTCTAACGGCGCGATCTTGTCCTACAACGGAATTCCAGTGTTGAGGACGTTGAGTAATAAGGGACATGGTTATCAATACTGATTCTACACAGAATCTTCGTGAGAACAATCAACTGTTGCAAATATGTGCGGTGCAAACTGACCCACAAAACCTCTAAGTTCGACCATTCCTTCGGCAGTAACATGCACTACAAGGCAACTAGGACCTTCCGGCAGATGCCAAAATCGTACATACTTTCCTAACAATGAGCGACCCAGAGCTATCTGTTCTTGCAATTCTTGTTCTCGATTCATTACACAACTCTGATAAGAACATTATTTGGTCCAAGCATATACTTCTCTCCGCTCTCAGTTGTGTAGACACCATCGTTTTTCATTGTGAGAAAAGTCTTTAGACCACCCCGAAGAATAGGGTAATTGGTAGAGGAAATTCCAGCAATCTCTTCCATGTCCGTAGGTTCGCCGTAAACTTGCAGTGCTGTAACGAATAAAGAAGCTGCTTTCAACAATCTGATACGAACGGCTCGTTGATCGGGAGTGAAATTGGCATAACACTCTTTAGCTTCGTCGATGTACTTTTGAGCAAATACAATCCAATCCATAAGACTAAATGGATTACCTGTGGTACGACTGACCGTGTGATCAGGAAAATCAGGATTGGTGGCCTCTTTATCCTTAGACCATTGTGCAGCATAGTTATCTTCTCGAGTAAGCATCTCATAAATCGATGTGCGAGAGAGGAACCTACTGCTATCTTTTGTGTACGACATATTATTACTCCTTAATTACAATGCAGTTTTCCGTTCATTCTTATTTCCTTGAACTGCAACTGCTTCTGCTATCCAGCCGTAGGCTTGTAATCTTAATAACTGTTTAGCTGTCTCGGTAGGCGTGAAAATCGCCGCTTGCGATTTTGCTTTATCGTCGTCTCCAACGATTTTTATTGCTTTGATGTCGTTACTCAAAGGCTTTAATTCGCGTAAGAACATCTTTACTTTTTCACTTGGACTAGTCAAAAGAATAACAAATTGTTCTCCAGGAGGTAAAGTCTTTTTGATTTCTTCTATCTCATCCCGCCGTGCTACATCTAAGGGAAGACGCAAGCTTACTTGAACCATGTTGTCTTCAATCAATGGCATGAATACTCCTTAATGAATCGCTTCGGGACCAAACATTGAGCGTTGCATAGCACGAGCCTTGAGCACCATGCTAAACTTATGCAAAGCATCTACTGTCATATCACTCAAGGTATCTTGCATCTCTCCCAGTTGACGAACATCTTGCCAGATTACATCTGCCAAATCATCTCCCGCATGCAAGTTACCGTCAACAAATTCAGCATCCACATAAATCACAATGTGATGATGATCGGGCGGTTGAACTAGTTCGCTAACAAACAACACAGCACCCGGCTTCACAGTAACCCCGGTCTCCTCTTTGAGTTCGCGAATAACTGTATCACTGATACTCTCAAAGGGCTGTACTCCGCCACCGGGCAGTACCCACTTGTTTTCAATAGGAGATTTTTTGCTGCGACCTAATAGAATCTGTGAGCCACGCATTACAATAGCGGCTACGCCAACACGAGGGAAAACTTTCTCGCTACTCATTAGTCTTTTGTCCTTGTCCTGGATCTACTGTGACTTCTGTAGTCTCCGTTTCAAATCCATATTGTTTGAGACCGTACTTGCCTGTAGCAGCGCCATTTACATAGAGTGTGTCAGCCACATTGCTACTGAAAGATTCAACCGCCGCACGCATGCCCAGTAGCCACTGGTACCAATAATCTTGAATAGAGAATTCTCCAGAGCGTGCTTTTAGTAGCTGTTTGATTTCCTTTTTGTATTGAGGTAGATCAAAGCCACGGAGCATTGCTGCCCCGGCATCGACTAGGTTGATATTATCGTTGATGTCCAAGGTGAACAAATCGGTGCGAACGAAGAGTTCTTCACCCTTCCGATTAAATCGACTGGTCAATTCTTGGAAGGTAACAGCAGCAGCTGTAATCTCATAGGTATCAGGTGCCATGCCTAAAAGGGCAGTCATAATGGTGGGTTCTGATACAGCAACAGCATCACCATGTTTATACAACTTAAGTCGCGCAGGAGTAGTCAACCCGGCCCATTGTGCAGTTTCCAATTCAGTCATAGCAAAATAATTGGAAACGATATCTTCCAACATTTTGTCTGCTAATTTTTCAACTTCCTTATCTTCAAAGCGACAACGTTCTTCCATGCGCTTTATGAATTCTGCAGCGTAACGGGTTTCTTTACACACTTTGTTTAAGAAATCTCGAGGCCAAGTAGGAGGACCGAAATCCCACATAAGACTGAGCACTACAGCACCCATGTCTTCCAGCAAACTCGTTACCAGACCGATTTCTTCTACATTGCTAGAGGCAATAAAGATTCTGCCCGATTGGAAATCAACAATAACTGGAAATTGTTTACGAACAGGAACGGTCGTGGCTAGAACAGTTGCCTCAACCATTTGTTTCTCTTCTTTCTTTGCAAAACGGAACGGACAAGTCAATTGGTCATAAGAGACCTGTTCCTTTTTGCTAGCAACATCGGTTACATCATCGAAATCGTTCAATACTACCCAAAAGCCATAGACATTCCCTGCAGGATTTTCATTCAGAAGATACAGATTTTCTGTTGAACCGTAGTGAACAGCATAATCTTCCGGTTGAATTTCCGCATCTGCTTGAAGTGATGGTTCTAATTCTAGAAAGTCATGAATACTTTCACGTTCCAAGGAATCTTCAGGCAATGTTTCGTCCATGCGTGGATGAGCGAAAGGATTAATACCCAGGGAGAGTTTCTTTTCATATCGTGTTCGTACACCAGCGACTAGCTGAGATAGATAGAAAAGTTGTTTTGGATCTCGTATAATTTGTTGGAACGCTTCTTGAAACTTGGGTTCTATACCCATGATAGCCCATTGTCCACGACCAAATAGCATATGTTTTCCTCACTGAACTGCGTTGTCTAATACCTTATCGGCTTGATCTTTCAAGATAAGCATTACTTACAATTTTCAGTATCACACGTCCCACTCGACGATGATAACGCTCTTTGATAGGACGAATCACAATACCTTCTCGTGCATTACTAGCGCCGGGTATTAGAGATGGTCCCTCAGCTAGTTTAACCAATTCAGCAAAATTGTAAGGCATAATACCCAAGCAGGGCACACGTTGCTCAGGAGAAAGAAAAGTCATAAATGCTTCAGCATCTAGCCAACTGGAACCTTTTAGAATGTCAAATGCACGATAGAAAAGTGTACCGGGAATCTTTGCTCCATAACGATCCTTCTGTACCCATCCAAAAATTTCACCATAGAGCAACGCATCCTGATTATTGTAACACCACTCGGAAATCCAAGGATTCTGTTCCAATACACGCCACCAATTAGAGCCGCCCTCTTTTAATTTCCATTCTTCATGTGAACCAGCGTACAGAGTAACATCAATGCAACTCCTAACCAACCCTGCCGGACTTGTCTCTGTGTAAGGAGAATTTCCGTTATCCGTAGCTACATGACGAGAATTCTGACCATTGATTTTCTCAGTTACATAAACTAATTCACCCGGCTCAAAACACTCAGCAGCATAACGATAGGCGGATTTCACATCATACGTTGGAGCCATTAGGACCGGAGGAGCAGGTCCTACGTCAGAACCTTTATGACGATTAGAAATCGTTGGTTCGGGTTCCGGTGGTGGCTCGTAATGAGTAATACCCATTTGCTCGGCAACATCGTCACCAATTTCTGCACCCGCAGGAGCAGGGAGCAACATACCCATAGACCAAATACCTCGCAAACGACGAGCCGTTACACGCAAGTATTTTGTATTACCATCGACTTTCTTTTCAACCTCAGCCAACATCGCATTGTACTGATCTTGAGTAATGCTTCCAGCATTGAATTGAGTTAACAGATCTTCACGCTCTTTGCGGCAGCCTTGAGTATCCTTGAGGAATCGGTATCCGGGCAGATCAGGCATTATGCTATCAGGTTGAACATAAACAGCCTTGTCAATTCCGATCCAATCTTCTGTACGAACGACACAAGTGAAGTTCCAAACATTGACTACGGACAAAGAATCTGCATCAGGATGTTTTTCTAGAACAATCGGGACGACTTCAGCGCGATGTGTGTCTGTTGCCATAGTTACACGTCAAAATGATTGATGTCTATTAAAATGCCATCTTTGATGGAAGCCAAGAGTGGCTTAAGTTGTTTTGGTGTCAGCAATGTAATACCAATGATCAAACAAATTGCTGCGAAGCAACGAAAAGGTATTCCGATAGCTTGTAATACTGTCATAATCACTCTATTACTGGGATTTCCAGATCTTGTATTTTTCTGGTAGACATCGAGCACAAGGACGATATCCAGCTGCCAGGGCATGTTCCTCGTTCAAGAAGAAGACTCTATTTTGCGCGTATTTACCTTGAGCAATAAAACGAAGAGCACTAGGACAATCTAATCTCCCATAGATCTTCAGTTTCTTATGTCCACCCAAGGTTCCTTTCACTGAGGAAGAATAAGATTTTCCATCCGGTCCGATTAATGTGTAGGTTTCCAATTCTTTACACTCAAAATTTTCTGAATATGCAATTCGTACAATTGACCTCGAACAACTTTGTTAATCAGAACAATAGCTTCGGGAGCCTTTAAACTCATTCCATTGATCAAACGAAGCTCAAAAGGAACCGGAATTCCTTCTAACCGCTTAGTCCAATAAGGTTTGATTTCTCTGTATTCAACATGTTTCTTTAGAGTAACAATCTGATCCAACCAACAGCGTTTAATGGTTGTAGTTATGCGTTTCACAGATCGTCACCCTTGAGTAACTCTCTCAACCGCTTGGCACCTTGCGTGCTCTGTAATGCAGATGCGGGATCGTTTCCGCCTTCTAACAATTGAATAAACACTTGCATAGACTTGATTTTGTTCTTCAATATGCGCATGCTCAGATTCCCGCCACCAATGTCATACTGCTCTTTATTAGGGCGCTCATTGTCGAACATGAGAATCAATGTTTCAACCCCAAGGATTCGCAAGTAAGCCTCGTGCTTGTCCGAAAGACTTTTACTGAGCGGACTCATTATCGGCATGTCGGGCGCAACTAAACGACAAGCTAACAAATCAAACGGACCTTCTACTAGGATTACCATTCGTTGCTCAAGGATGCGCCGCAGAGTTGCAACATCGTTACCTAACCAGTTTGGCTCAAAGAGCTTCTCGCCTATCCAATGATATTTCCCTTGCCCAAACAGTACGGAACCTTCACAAGGACGAGTCTGTGCTCGCATATAATTGCCGTCTAGATCCTGAATAGGGAAGACAAACAGCGGTCCTGGCTCGTAAGTTTTAGGTACATAGAAAATGTTTAAGTCGGAGAGAACAGAAGAGAAATTCTTTTGAATGAAAGGTAACGCAGGTTTCCAATTACGAGAGTCTACAATTTTTTGAGTGGTAACAGAGAGTTTATCAGCGTTGGGATTTTTGACAACATTCTTGGCATAAAATTCATCGGTCTTACGAATTAGCTCGGGAACAGAGTTCCACCATTGATCGGCAAAGTACATTTATTTCCAACTGTAATTCCGAGGAATTGCTCCTTGACTTTTCAGTATAGAAACCAGGTTAACTCGGAGACCTTTAGGAGCGTAGGGAAGAACAACGCCCAATGTTGTATAAAGCAATTCTACTTGAAGTTTCAAGGTGCACTTTTTATTTGTAAAGCTATTGCGATATCGTTTTACCTTACTCATGATTTTTCTTCTTTAGATGGAATACTGGTCTTTGGCACTTCAAGAGGCAAATCGGGAGAACTGTGAATAACCCGATGAGGAAGTTCAACTTTTATTTCTCGTTTTTCAACCTTCTCTAAAACTTTTTCATCCACCTTCTCATCAACTGGAACACCTAGAACCCACATGAAGAAAACCACATCACGATAGTCGCGCAGTAGGATTTGCGGATTTCGTAATTCTTCACGAAACTGAGCGAAGACTTCTTCTTTGGTATAGATGGGAACAAACTTCCGTGTATCAATGCAACGATCAGGATTCGTAGAGCCGCATCCTTCGCATCCTAAAACCTTATGACCAGCGCCAATTTCGGCCATTTTGCAATTGTAAGGACACGGACGCAAGTTACGTTGCAAATAACGTCGTCTATGACGATGAATAACTTCTCTGAATTTTACCAGAATCTCTTCAAGCGATCTCAACTTCATGGGTTGCTTTTAGATCCTCAAGTTCTTGTCCTTCTAATCTACGAAGAACGGGAGGTTGCCCCTTAACGGCTGATACTCGATAAACAGCATCGGCTTGCCGTATCAAACGAGGTTGATGGGTTATAGCAAAAATGGTGAATTTGAATTTTTGGCACATTTCGTGCAGCAACTCACTCACACGCGGCTGATAATCAGGTGACACATTATTGAAGCTCTCGTCAAGAACAATGAATTGAGCTAACTTGAAGCGTTTTATGAGGATAACACGGAGCAGGAAAGCAACAATGTTAACCACTCCCCCACCCCGAGTGCTCATCGGCTCTCCTGTAATCTCTCCTTGACGAACTAAGAGACGATAGGTGTTACCGCGAGCACCTTCTTTTTTCTCTACTAGAAGACCCATTTGCGGATCTTTGAAGACCAGCTGAAGACCAGCTGTTACAATGGATTCTATTTTTCCTATGCCGTTGGCACTGATGATTTGTATCGCGCGATCAATAAGTCCAACGGCCTTAACCAATTGTATCTTATCAGCTTCAAGCTGGGAAATTTTAGCTTTAAGACGAGTGATACCTGTAGCTTCAGCATCAAGTTGGTGATCAAGCCGCCCAACAAAATGAGTGTAACTACCAACACGCTGGGTGAGTGAGTCATCCATACCTACCAATTCTCCAATGATCAGAGTTTAGTAGTAAAAGATGTCGTAAGCGTTCTGTGTGCTAACCGAAGGAACGATCGCAAAAATTGTGCGACCTGCATTCTCAAGAGCTTGCAACTGTTCTTGAGCCTTGTAACGCTCAATAGTTGCATAGCCCCAAGTCTTCCTGGAAATAGGAGCCTGAACAGCAGGAACTGCTGCCTTTGGCTTTGGACCCGGCTTCACACCAGGCGTCTTCTTTGCCTTGGCAGCTACGGCAGCAACCTTAGCGGCTACAGGAGCCGAAAGTTTAGCAGTCACTTCTGAGGTTCCAGCACCCGGACCTGCATCATCAAATTGAATTCCAGCGGGATTGGTTTCATCTACAACTGTGGCCATGAGGCCTCCTTTTACACCGTTCTAAAACTAATCTCAAACTGACCACGACGGAATCGTTTGGTCGGGTTAGAGAAACTTGGTACATCGAATAATACTACCTCTTCGTCGTCTTTCACTTGAATTAATGCGTCGGCAATAGTTTTTACTGTTCTACCAAATGTAGCAAATCGCGACCATCCTTCTACACCGCCCAATGAGAATTTGCTCACACTACCGAATCGGTCATGAGTAACAATGCCTTCTTTGGGTACGATTTCAATCCTATCTTGTTCTTCACATAATCCTGCGGCTGCTCCCAATGCATAGACAAGTCGTTGAGCAGGGAATCGAGCCAATTCTACACCAGGAACATTGTAAACATTAAACAATTCTCGACCAATAAGATGGCCGTGACTCATTATGTTCATGCCTTGAATTCGCACTCCCCAATAGCCTTTATCAGTTAAGATTAAATCATCCACTTGGGGATTGCCCGAGACTAGTTTCATGAATGATTCTCGAGGCCAGAAAGGAACTTTCTTCAAGGTCTCAGGACCATCCCACATAATCGCTCCATATTTAGTGATAATGAGTAGACGTCCTTCGGACAATATAGGTGGAGCGGCTGCAACAAATGGACTAGTGTCGCAGCCTAAAAATGTTGTGGAATCCAACCGGGTTGTAACTATTCCCAGATCGTGGGATTTCAAACCTGCTTGAGTAACGGGTACTGTGTGGACACGAATTTCGCTATCAAATGAGTTGTCTGTAGAAGTGATCTTCAAGATTCCGTTAGGATCAAGGCTCAGTTCCACTTTTTCTTCAGCTAAAACTCTTAGACAATCTTGAAAGTGAGACAAAGATACATATGTGTTGCCCGATTTTTGCAAATTGAAATCTGAGGATTGAATTTGACCAAAACTGCTAGAACGATAGAAACGAGGAAAGTCGTCTTCTACCAGTTGTACAGCTATATAAGGCGAAGCGTTGGTGTCGAAGTTTACCAAACTGCGCAGAAGTTTTAGCAAATCATTTTTATCCAGCAACATATTGAATCAATACTACAATTTAAGTCACAGTACAGGATTGAACATTAGAGAACGGTGAAATTCCATCCTGATTTTGAGCTTGAACACGGAACAGATAAGCACTAGGATTCAACGAGAGTTGCGTGAAGGTTAGTGCTCCTGAACCAATAGAAACTGGGATCCACGAAGATCCGCCATTGTTCGAATATTGCAGGTTATAGTTAGAAATCAAATTGGGATATTCTTGTGTCCAACTTAGCGAAACTGTATGCCCATCAACTACTGGAGCAGCCAGAACAGGAGCCGTTGGTAGACCCGAATAGGTAGACTCGGTTTCAAAAAGAATTTCACCCGTATTTACTGTTTGATTAATTAATTGACTCTTATTCCAAGTACCTAGAATAGCTCCGTGAGAGAGGTCAATCAGCGTTTCGTAAGTGTCTCCATTTGTATCTACTGTGCCCAAAAGAACTTTACCTGTGCGTAAGTTTTCTACATTAGAAGTACGAATCCATAGCACATTGTCTGCACCAGAGAGCAAATTGGATTCAACCGTGAGTTCCAAGAAACCTTCTACACTCATTGTGCTCGAACGAACCTGCAGCAATAAACAACCATCCGGTCCTGACAGCGCGATAATGCGAACGTCGTCGTACGAAATTGTGCAAGTGATTTTGTTGAATCTCATGCTAGCAGTAATGCTAGTCAACGGAATTGTCGTATCCGGATTGTCTGTATTGATCAAAGGTGCTGTGCTGTAACGATACAAAGTATTCGGACCGCCTAACAAGTTGCTCGCATCAAGAACTAAAGTGTAATCTTGCTCAGTATGGACAGCATCCAAAATAGGAGTACTACCTGGTGTAAACAATTTACGAAGCAAGAGTATTGCGGGACTTACACCCCCAAAGACGGAGACAGAACCTTGAGCAATTAAGAGATAGCGATCTCCTCCACTTAGAGCAGAATTGCGTTTCACGCTGAAGAAATTTGAATAGAGAGTAGAGACATCCAAAGAACTCCAAGCCAAAGGAGGACTACTCTGATTGCGTTCTGAGATTGGTGCCGGATTTGAACCATCCATAAAGATGGAACGAGATACCCGCAGTGTATCGGGATAAGCATCGACATAAGCCGCTACTATTACATTAACGTTTGAAGAAACAGCAGGATTTACTCCATCGTTTACAGTAAGATTGAAAGTCAGAGTTTCCCCTTCAACCAATACACCATTGGTAAGTATAGTGAGTGAAGGACTAGTAAATCCACCAACACTAGCTACAGTTGTTCCCGCCGTTTGTTCCCAAATGTACGTTGTTGAATCATCTGGGTCTGTTACGCCTGTGTAAATGGGCACAATATTGACAACGGAATTCCGAGCAGCGTTAATTGGATTAGTTGGGAATGTAATTGTGGGAGCATTGTTTACAGGTACAGTTACCGAAGCAGTAGCAAACTGAGTAGCACGGATGGCAAAGCCTGTTTCGGCTGCTGGTCCATAGGTTCCAACATAAGTATAACTAGCTGTAAATTGAGTTCCACTAGCAGTCGCTACCGTAAGCACTTGATCGTTTAAGAATGTAGCTGTCTGAAGCTGATAGAGCAGAACAACATCTCCTGAACTAAGAGTATTCACGCAAGTTATTGTAGCCACATTGCTAGCAATGCTGACATTTGTTACATTGAACGGAGGGTGGCGCAACAGGGCCACTTCACCTGTATCAGGTGTAGGTCCGTAATTAGTGTAAGTAAAATTAGCTGTAAATTGTGTAGGAGAAGCAGTCACAATGGTTAAAATCTGACCATTCAAAAAACGAGCATTCTGAAGATTGAAGAGACCTATCTCTTGCCCAGAACTAAAACTGTTAGGAACAGTAACTGTCAATAAATTACCTGCAACTTGGATTTGAGTTACGGTATCAGAAGGATAAGTATCAACATCGACTACAGCTACTGTAAAGGCACGTGCGGTTCCGCCTACGCTTTGTGGAACTGTAAGAGTAGCATGCTGACTATCCTGTGTAGGTATCAATGTAATAAGAGAACTGGGATCGTTTTCTGACCAAGTAAATACAACATTATCTCCATCACTCTCTGTATAATGACTAGCATCGAAAACAAATGGATGTCCCCGTAGTACAACTTGAGATGAAGGAATTAGCGAAGCAACAGGAGGAACATTCATTCCCGATACATACGCGGGAGTGTTAACCGTTGGTCCAGTAGTTTCTTGCTCAGCAACGATAGCCCAATCGGTCGTATCATCAATGGGAGTCTTGCTACCGCGTAGCCAAGTGAAGTTTAACTCGTTGTAAAAACCCGGTATGTTCGTTAATCCTAAGTTGCCTAAGTTAACCGAAGCCAATTGCAATGGATAAGCCGGACCACCCACTTGTCCCGTAAGTAGATCCTCTAACAAATAGGCAACCTTGACACCCTGCGTTTGAGCTAAAGAAAGAGTGCTCTGTACAATCGAGCCGCCCAAAACAGATCCCGGTGTGATATGAAAGAACCATGGATTAGGCGGATTCAAATAGCCTAGCACTAAATTGCCAATGATACCTTCAGGATGATTCAATTGTGTATAGAATGTCTGGCAAACATAGCGATTACCCGCAGCATCAGGCAACACGGTTAAACGATCGTCTGAATAACGACCCGTAAAAGCATAGATCTCTGTAGGCGAGACGTCCCAAATGGAGCTGCCATTTCTGTTAGTGAGGTAAATTGTAAACAGTTGATCCTGAAATGTAATAACTCGTGGATGCTGTTCAAAGTAAAGTTCTACCAGTATACCATCAGGAGAAACGAGAGAAACAGAATTGAATGTAACCAGTGATGATGGATTTGTAGCCGAACGATCAGGAGAATTAAACAACTGTGTTGTAGACAGAATGGCATCATTGTTACTGTCAACATCTAGCTCAAAGACTACCAGACTATGCCCCGGTAGAGACAGAACAGGAGTAACAGGGTCGGTCAGCACAACGGCTACGATCTTGTGCCCATTGCCTAGAACAATAATGTCATAAGCCGAACGAATGCGCTCTGCTGTAGCTAAAACAACAGGAGCATGCAAAGTGTTAGTTGTGGTATCGAAACGGAATTTAATCAAGTCAAACAAAAGAGGATTAGTTGCGTTGTTCCGTAATCCTATAATGTGAATGACTTGTCCTGTAGGATCGTAGGCTATAACCGGAGCGAATTCTTGATTAGGAGTAGAAAATGTGTAAGTTGCTTTGGTTGTAAAACTAGCGCCGATGTAGAAGGAAGTGGACTTTAGAATTACAAAAGTGTTGTCTTGACGAACATTGCTAACAACGTACAGAGCACCACCCACTTCTATGAACTGAGCGTTTCCTTCCAGGTCAGCTTGTGCCCACGGTTGTGTATCTAAGGTCGTTAACACGAGGACTACATACCTTCTCCGGTACCTTCCGGACCTTCATCATTGTTGTCAACTTCATTCAGTTGTAGACCTTCAATCACACGCTTGAGCAAATCAGACTTACTTAGAATCAACTCAGACATGCTCTGATACAACGAAGAGAGCAATTCGTTAAACTTGGAGTCATTAACCGTGAACAAACTGTCTTCCAATTTGCGCTTGCAATCTTCAGGGTCAATGTTCAGGAATTCATAGATAATCTCTACTGGTAAACTACCCTTAGCATAGAGGTTAAACAGCATGTCGTACAAGTCACCCGAATCGCGCAAAGCCATACGGCTAAAGGAAATCTTCGGATAGATCCAGCGAGGACGACCCCACTTATCTGTTTCGTAGAAACCCTTCTTCATAGCGATGGGCTTGAAGATCATTTCTTCGACAAGATCGGTAATCAAATCGCGGAATTGCAAATACGCTGTGTTAAGGATTTCTAATTGAATGCGGTTGCCACTGTAAAGTCCTTCACCAATTAGGATTTCAGGCGAAAGACCTAGACCAATGGCAAGGTCAGAGTTTGTGTGTTGATACTCACCGTCTAGCGCCAGCAAGCGAGCTTCAGAACCAATCTCATTCCACTGTGCCTCATAGTTCACAACGATTGTGAAATCGGGATCGGCCTTAGCTTCATCAATTAATGCGCGCAGGGCAAACACTTCGGACATTGGTACGCCAGGAGCAACAACCATTGTCTTAGGCGTCATATTGCGAGAAGCAATAGTACTCTGCACCTGACGCAGCTTTTCACGATAGATGCAAGACCGAATTACAGGTTGGATAATCGAACGACCGTGCAATTCGTAATTTGCTTTCTTACGAGCAAAGTGAACTACATAAGAGCCTTTGAATGGATCCTGATTCAGAGGAATCTTACCTTCCTGCTGAATCTTGTCCTTAACTTCGTTAGGAACATTCTCAGCTTGCAAGTATTGTTCCTTCTGAGCTTCGGGTGGTTTGTAGTAGATGGTAGGACCGTCGGTTAACGTTCCCTCGTTACTCATCTCCATTTGTTCAGGTGGAAGAATCTGGATACGGAAGAATCCTCGATACTTCGGATTTGTAATGTGCGAGAAGAGTTCTAGCTCTTCTTTACGTTTTTCACGCAACTCCTTCAATTTTTCGAGCAATTGCTTCTTGCGTTCTAAGAGCTTTATGTAATGACGCATCTGCATGAGTTCACGTTGCGTCTGCATACTGACACCTAATGCTACAGCATCCTTAGCGGCTCCGCCTAAATCAGCTGGAGTAACAGGCATTCCGCCACCACCACCCCCGCCCATAGGTACAGCCCCTGCTGCACCACCTTCAGGAACCGTGACATCCGCCATACCCTCCGGTCCTAATGGTGCTCCCTCGCCGCCAGCAGCCGGGTCTGCGCCAGGATCTGCGCCGGGTTCCCCAGGTGCTCCGCCAGGTGCAGCAGGATCCACAGCAGGAGCAGCGCCAGGGACTGGATCTCCTGGGGCAGCTGTAACCTGAATGGGATACTCATCTGCATGATTCACACGACCAACAACCTTAGCAACTTTGCGCTGTTTCTTAAGAAGTTCAGCCTTCTTAGCTTTGATTAGACTGATAACTGAATCTAAAGACTCTTCTGGGTCAAACTTGATACCAGCAGTTTTTAATGTGTTAAGAGTATTGGCAGCTTTGGCAATAAGAGATGCTTTGCGAGTAGGCTCAATCCAATCCATGATTTGGTCGGCAGTTCCACCCATTGGAGGATTGAATGCAGCTTCGCTTCCAGTTTCGCTATTCTCGCCTGGATCACCCTCTTCCAATTGTTTCTTAGCAGCGGGACAAGGTTCAACTTTTTCTTTTTCCTCAATGTAATAAAAAGCCTCACCCATCATCCAGTATTCACGAGCACCATCAATCAAAACAGAGAACAACTTCTTTTCTCGGCATAATCCTTGATAGAAGTCATAGATGTAGTCTTTGTACTCTTCGCTGGAACACTTAGGTTTATCCAAAGTAACTTTGGACAGAGGAAGTTCCGTGTGCATGTTGATAGCACGGGAAACAATAGGATCCCGGTCGTAAGCTAGACGATAGAAACGAAGTTCTTCAGCACGAGATTGAGGCAATTCTAATGCATCAACAGGAAACTCATAGGAGTAATAACCGATGTTTTGGGAGTCAACAATATCGGCTCCGCCCAGCATACCCTCGCCAAATAGAGCAGCGGTTTTACTTTCTCCACCAAATACTAGCGCATTAGCTGCACCACGGATGTTCCGCATCTTGTTGCGATATGCGGTATCATCTACGATTTCACCCTTGGTATTGAGTGAAGAATAACGACCTGCCGAGGCATACTCGCGTGTTATTCCTGTATTAGGATCAGGACCTGTTGCAACTTTACGAGGCTTACTGTGTCCACCGCCCACACGTGTGTTAGTTCCACGTTCGCGAGTACCGACTCTTTTACCTGTTTCTGGAGTTTCTGCCATGCGTTCCCTCTAAAACTACTTTCGGAATTGACCTTTTATTCTTCCGGTAGCTCGGAGCCATGCTCTTCTCGGGCAATTTTTTCTTGCCTTGCGACGCTACGGAGCTTGTCCCGATTTCTGATCTCTTCAACTGCTTGTTCCATCAATTGCTTAGGATCAAGGGCAACCGATGGTGCTACAACACTGTTCACCGGATAAGGTTGATGCTCTTGCTTAACCGGACGAGTCTTATTGCTCTTCTTTTGCGTTGCAGCACGCTTTTCATTCCAATACTGTAACCGCGACTTACTGAATCGTTCTTCCATAGCTAATGCGGCTGCGACTTTAGTTTGACGAACTTCACTTAGTCCCTTAACAACAGTTTTCAATTGATCAAAAAGAGGAGTTAGAGCCACTTGATCTTCTGTTGTATGAGCTTCTAACATCTTTCGGTACCAGCCCATTGAAGACTGAATCTCAGCAAATGCCCGCGAGAGAATAGCTGTTAGCTCGCGTTGCTTAACTTGTTCAAATTTCTGAATCATCAATTCAAGTTCATTAAGTTGATTGAGAAATTCCTGAATCTTATCACCTAAAGATTCAGCTTGTCTTCGACGAGATACGGCTACATCATCTAAAATAACGGCAACACGATGCAACGAGCGACGAGCATCTAAACTAGCTTGTGCTGCCGAACCCATTTGAATGTAACAATGAGTAGAGTCGTAGGGAAGCACTTTTTCTGTAGTACGGATGCCTTTGACACCTGTTCGGCGTGGCTTAGGTTCAGGCTTAGGAAGTGTGCCAGTATCTTCTACTGGTACTTCTAGTTTGGGATCATCTGGCATTTAATAATTAACCTAACAGCTTGTTAGCAAAATGTCGTTCGAATTCAAATCCTGTACCAAACACTTAGGCTCCTAACTTTGCTTCAGGTATTCGTTTGGCACGGAATTAACGCCGACATCGTTGATATCTAACACTTTACCTTGGTAGCGAACAGTAATTTTATTGCGACCAATTCCTAAAGCTGCTCGAAATCGTTTAATAGTGGTCGGATCCATATCGATCAGTTCAGGAACAGCGTTTTTAGGAGCAATCGGAGCAGTTTTCTTTGGTTTCTTGGGTAACGGCACTTCTCCAATCACTTCATCTTCAGATTCTGTGGTGGTTATGGGTGTTTCAGGAGTAGAGGACGTCTCTTCGTTGCTCTCTGCCGTAGAGACAGTGGTCTGAGGATCCTCAGGAGGTTCTTCCTTGCCTAAAATCATTAGAACAGGTCTCTTGACATTGGCAGTCAAAGGTATTGCTCCCAAGAAACCAAATTCAGGAGCGATACCACGATCTTTTACTGTCAATTCTTGACGAGCTTCATACTGTTCCAGGGTTTCCATCTTATCTTCATCAGCATCGGGAATTTCATCGGTACGCCAGAATTCGTCAAGTTGTAAAGCGGCCAATAGAGTACTCTTAATTTCTTTTCGACCGCTTACACTTTCGTGCGCTCCCAACAATCTACTCTTAAAGATAAGATCTGCTGCCGACCATGCTCGTGGATGTAGATTTTCCTTCAACCAATTGCCTGCTCTATCGACGCGACGAGTGTCTTCGCTAGTTAAAGCTTTGAACAAGTTCTTAACCGTGTCTACGTCAAAATTGGAAGGTACATAATTCTCCATGCCTGCAATCTTTGTCCAAGCTGCAGGTCTGTGCCCATCATCACCCGTCAAGTGATGCTCAACATCCCAACTCAAGCCGTATTCGCAGTCGCACTCAATAGGCACTCGCCAATTCATCTTCTCATGATATTTGCGCAATTTCATCATACGCATAATGCGGGGGATAACAAACGGAACATACTCATTCTTTACAGCAAAGTCAATTTCATCGTGAACCGATAGATACAATCGGAAGATGGTTTGAATGGCAGGATCCTTTAAGGTCCAAGCACGGATGCGATTCAAACTAATGCGCATGAAATCCCCGGCTAATCCTTGAATCGGGATGTTAACTGCCACACGCTGAATCTTACCCATAAAGCTGTTGTAATCTTTATAATTGCGAACACCTGAAGTCTGATCCTTCCACAAACGATCGTAAGCAGCTTTACACTTAGCGGCTAACTCTTCGTTGCCATTCTTCTTAGCTTCTTCTTCCTTCTTGATCAAATTACGATAATCCCAATAAGTATCGGTCTCTTCCTGAGTAGGTTTATGTAGACCCAAGGATTCCATAGCAGATTTGAAATTTATCACCCGGCCTGTTGCCGTTTGGCAAGTCATGTGCTCTTTAGCTATGGCTTGTTTCTTCTGGCACCAATCGGCAAAGACTGGCACACCTTCCCAGTATTTTGCCACCATTCCTTCGCATTCTTCCCAGGTAACATTGGGATCGACTTTCTTCATGCTCTCATAGATGGTGTAAACGGTTCCGCCATACAGCAGAGCGAAATTCATAATCTTAGCACGATGACGTAAGGCTTTCTTGGTAGCCGCGTCAGTGTTAGGATCATTAAAAGCAGGGAAGACTTTGCTAGCTGTTAGAGCATGAAAGTCACCTTTACCCTCCAGGAATTCCTTAACGAATTCAGGTTCCCCCGAACAGTTAGCTGCGGCTCGCATTTCAATGTTGGAATAGTCTATGACGAAGAATGTCCAACCCGGAGGAGCAACCATCAAAGTACGAATGTTGATGACCTGATTAGCATCCATGCGAGTGTTGGGAATCAGAATTTTGAATTTCTCAGCACAAGAAGTACACTTAGGAACTAGGCAGATAGCATAGCCCATGTAATTAGCAATGTGGTTATTGACTATGCCCGGAGCCTTTTTGCGAACCTTGTGCTTCTCGATTACAGGTAGACGGAGAGGAGTGTGCTCGTTTCTTGTAGACTCATCTATGCCGTCTGGGAATTGGTTAGGATAGATAGTTTCGGATTCAACTTCCAATCTATCACTGAGGCTACCTTCTCTATAATGGGTTTCTTTCCAACCAACTGTGACCTCTTCTTCAACTTCCTTAAAGCAAGACGGATGAAGATCGGCTTCATCGTAGGGAGTAATCTCCTCAACAGGAATAAAATCCGGTTCTAAGATATTACCACGGACCCACCAGTTGCCCTCAACTCGTTTAATGCCTTGCGGGTTCAAGCCAAAACCACCATCAACATCAAAATCACCACCAGCTGCCGACAGACGACCTCCGGCTACAACATTTTGCTTTAGGTAGATACGAGCACTGTTATCACGCAAGTCGTACCGTAGTTTCTCAGGGTGAAGAGCAACGTAATCCTTGTACTTTGCAAACAGCTTCAAGAATTCGTCATCCGGATACAGTTTCTTAAGTTCTTCTACCACTTCGGCATCGCAAGAAGGATTCTTAGCTTCGGTCATGCGAATGATTTTGAACTTCTTTATCTTGAAGAAAAGATTAGCCAGCTGCGGATTGCTATTAGGATTAAAGCGGTCTTCTTCCTGTACCGTACCGTCTTCTTGTTTCTCTTCCTGGAATCCAGCTTCAAGTGCTAACCGACGCAACTCAGCTTCCATCTCGGCTAAGGTGTCCTCATGCCACTTGACCGTTCGCTTATGCTTGGGCACATCTACCAAAAAGCGTTGGCGCTCGAGGAAAGTAAGCGACTCAACCATTTCCTGATCGATGCGATGAATCAAAGCACGACTCTGAGCCTTTTCCCGCATCAATTGCCACAGGAGCCAAGTACAAATAGCGTCACCCGCAGCGTACCAGAGAGCAATCTCCGTAGGTACCCAAGTGAAAGGTACATATTGAACACGTTGAGTGACTTTCTGTGTCAAAGAATTAAAGAAGTCAGCACGAACCTTCATCAATTCGTCACTCTTAATTTGTTCAATGCCTAAAAGTTCTTCGCTTAGAGCCTTTAAGCCTCCGCTGTCTCCTGTGTATTGACCACGTGCTTCATCACCAAAGTCATGCTTAGGATCGTTGATGTACTGTAGCACTTGAACATCTTCAAAATACGGATAGCCTCTCAACGTAATGCCCAAGCAGATACGGATAACTTCCCGGTCATACTTAGCGTGATAAAATACAAGATGACTACGATCAAACAACCATTGTAGAACTTCGGCTACATCTTCACGACTAATGTTATGGCCATCTTCGTGATGGATAGGAACATAAAGACCTTCAACTCCATCGGCAGACAAACAGATACCCGCTATTTCCATGTTTACTTCGTAACCCAGGGAGAGAGTACCGTCGGGATTTTCTTTTATGATAGTAAAAATGCGAGTGTCAAGGCCGATGTTCTCAGTGTCAACCGCTATAACAGGCATCTTCTCTTTGGTAAGAAAATGCTCAACATGACGGCTCTCATCCTCAACAACCCGACGTGCCCAATCCCACAAGGTTGTCTTGTCTGTTACAAGACGGAAAGCTTTCGTAGCCATCCAAGGCTTCTTCAATTTCTCAATGTCAAGCGTAGCTAAATGCTTACGAAAGACAGTACGAATGTCCCGTTTTTCACGAGGTTTCTTACCAGCAACCTTTTTGGTTTTCTTGAGTTCTTCAGGCTGGATATTCTCTTGTTGGACCTTCATGCTTGTTTTCTCTAAGATGATGACAGGGAAGTTGCAATCTTTTCTACGGAAATAGAGTTAATCTTTTGGAGCAACTCAGTAAATAATTCATACTCAAAAACACTTCCTGTCCATTCACCTTTTTTAATCATTTCTGTTCGACCACTAGGAATGTCATTGAAAGTTTCATCCTTTTCTGCACGATGAACATTCATTTTCTTTTCAACAATGGTAGCTGCTTCTGTCTTAACTGCATCCATGATTCTGATCAACAAAGATTCAGGAATTGCATCCTCATTCGGAAAACAAACATTGCAACGGAATCGTCCCTTGGAATGTTTGGCCATTGCTTTTTCCATTTCTTTTTGATGCTTTCGAATTTCTCCCATAAGAGACCAAACTATTTGACGTTGCTCAGGATACATATGAGGAGTAGGCATCACAGAATGAAGAATCCATTCAGACGCAGCAAGAGAGAATTCTTCTAAATCAAAATCATGAGAAGGCTTTTTGGTTTTCATTTTTATTCCACTGATACCTTAAAAGGTATCATACGCTTGTTTTGATACCTTAAAGGGTATCTATTTGGCTCTCGCGACTTCATCCACTATTTCTTTTCCCAATACTCGGGCTAGTTTTAAAGCAGCTTTTATCTTCAACCGGGCAGATTCTCGATACCGCTCTTCAGCATCATCTATCTCTTGACTTTTCAGTACAGCTGTAGATTCGCTGTTAAGATGTTCCGCCTGGAAGTAAATACGCAAGAATTCAGTAGCTTGCTCAATATCTCGGTTGGTTTGTATCTCTCGGCGAGCCTTTAGGATGTACGGCTCAGCAAGGTCAGCAAATTCTACAGTGACCGTAACTTCTTGGTCAGGATCTTCTTCTACAATGTTGGGAATGTAAGCTAGATGGTATTGCGTCTCAATCCATTTGACAGCTTTGGGGAAAGAATAACCAAGGAGTTCCCGCACAAAACGGACATGATCCCAATATTGTTGACCGGGAGGACATCCATAACACCATCCATTGTTGCCCCGCGCCGGAGGATAGATGTTGAAACTGGGAGTAGAATCTGTGCCGTGAAAGGGACAACGGATTTCACTTCCAGTTTTACCTGTTAGGTCGGCGACTAGATCGGAGAAAAGTACTTCTCGCTCGATTTGTTCTAAACGTTCCGGATTTATTCGGGATTTGGAATATAAGGAATCCAGACTGGATCGTTCAAAATTGACATCTTCAGCATCGGGATAAAAGAGTTCGTCTGGCACATGTATCTAATACTGTTTTAGACAATAAAGGGGTGCTAACGTTAGCACCCCTTTATTTCAAAAGGAGAACACAAATGAATGAAGTGTTCGACTGTATGATACTAGTAAATTCCAATTGTATCAAGATTAATCAACGATATTATTTCGCCAATTTAGAAGTTGATCTTGGTCAATTTTAATACGCTTCCGGCCAGGTGTAAGATCTGTTAGTTCTTCATTACTTACAGCTTTATAAATCCGGTGCCTTGAGACACCAGCAATTTGAGCGGCTCTAGGAACACCAATAGGCCGTTTCTTCCGAACAATAGGAGAAGGGACAGACTCAATCGATTTCAATTCTGGAACGAGTTCAGAAGGAGGAGCAGGTTCGGAAGAAGAAGATTCCAACCGACGGAACTCATCATATTTGGCATAATAGCCTAAAATTCGGTTGGATTCTCCGTTGCCATAAGTTGACTTGTGCCATCTGTCATAAAGTTTGTGGTCTGTCAGTTCAATTCCTTGAAGTTTAGCAGCCGCATTGGCATTTGGACGTGTAGCTCTTGGATCTAGAAAACAAGCCAATTTTTCAATACGGGGATAAACATCTAATTTCCAATCTTTTCGTTGGGGTTCAAGAATTCCTATCATAGCTGCCGCAACATTAAAAACCTTCAATGCTGGATCGGCACTGTAATTCAGACATTTGCGTGGTTGGTTATAGCGTGACATACCAATTGATACCTCAAAATTTCACAAAATCAAATTAAAGAAATTTTTAGTTGCACCAGCTATTCGACAATCGTCCATCTGGAAACAGTGTCAATTTCTGTCCTGTCTTATAAACTGCTCTATCTTCACCATACAACAAACGAATCTTAAAAGACAGGTCTAATTTGTTCATCGATTTGCACAACTTCACAATCTTCTTCATCTCCTCTTCAGGAGGAGCTAACTCTTTATCAATCTCATCTTGCATATCCCGTACAGGCCAAACCGAAACGCTATCGGCACCGTAGAACTTAAGCACGTTTATGGTTTCTTCCAGATCCCAACAGGTAGCAATCGTATTCTTGCAAAGAACTATGTTAGCTCTTATGGCGAGATCAACAGCATGAATTCTACTGAACATCATCAAGAATGAAGGATAGCTGTCTACTCCATAAGCTACAGCATTATGTCTCTCGCTAGCATTGTGAACAGTTATGTAGATTGTGGTCAAACCTAGTGCTCTCCACCGAGGCAGCCAAGTGTTACAGAATTCTTCGTTTCCCAAAAGGATGCCATTCGTATACAAATTCACAGGATTGAATTCCATGCCTCGTTGTTTAAACTCTTGAATGATTTCCAAAGTTGCTGTCACTGAGAGAGGAGACAATGTAGGTTCACCGCTACTGGTCAAAGAGAGATACCGTGCTCCTTTGTCGTAGCAGTATTCTAGAGTCTTGCTAATCAGGTTACGATCGATTACACCGTCTTCTTTAGCTGCAAACTTCCTAATCGGCACACCAGCACAATGAGCGCAACGGGCATTACACTGCCCTGTTCCTACAAACAATCCTAGACTATTGAGTTTCATTTTACAATTTTAATCGTGCAGCTTCTTGAAGAAGCTTATCTTTCACTTGAGCACGTTCGAATTCTCTTTCTGCACGAGCCTGTTGATGCTTCTTTTGTCGAGCTAATCGAGTTGCAATTCGTTGTTTGTTTGCTATCAAATGTCGCAATTTCTTCTGCCATTCGGGAGAAAAGTCGGAATATCTTACATTACACTCTTTGATGTCCCACCATTCAACATCAAATACTAAAGAACCTTTGTACCAAATCTTAATGTTATCACCACCAAACATGGTGTAACCGCTCTCCCTGTAGAAAGTAAAATCGAAGAAATCGCTTAGTTCAGCTTTAGTATGAGTATAGCACGATTCTACCTTTTCATACAGGATAACTCCACGTTCTCGCACAATTGTGTCGACATAATTTATGATTTTTTCAACTTGTTTCTGTCGCTCCACAATTCGTTTTGCAGTTACTTCATACATAGAGCACCTTCTCGAATCCAACTATAAGCAACCGTACCATCTTGAAATACTACCAACTGCCTTACGAAATCTTTCTTAGGATCATGGCGAGTGACATAATCAGTTATCCGTAGGATGCTTCCATGATAATCATATACTCCGCCACCCCAAACATGCCCATGACAAAGCACGGCATTCTTAGCGAGCCAGCGTCTAATGGACCACAGTCCCATTCTTGAAGGAGTATATTCATTCCGAGAACCATCTGGGTTTCCAATAGGCCAAGAAGTGATATTATCTAAACCTAGAATCTGTAAGCAGCGTACAGCATGATGATAGCTCTCAGCATCATCCACCCCGCCTTTGCGTAGCAATAAAGTACAGCGAACACCTACGCCATGCTTACGAATGTGGTCGGCTATCAATTGAAACGGTGGAAAGGACTTTAATCCGTAAGCTTTGGCTTGCTCATCCAAATCAATAGCATGAACCGAGAAAGCAACATTTGTTAATCCAAGTTTTCTCCAGAGAGGTAGCCACTTATCGGAATATTCAGCAGAAGCAAATAGGATACCGTTGGTGAACAGATTAACATTAGGAAAGTAGGCTCCTTCTTTTGCACACTTGTCGTAAACTTGAAGAGCCTTAGTAATGGAGTCAGGTGAGCAAGTGGGTTCTCCGCTGCTCGTTAAAGACAGAGACCAACCGCCGTAACGTGCCGATAACTTGATGGCTGATTCGTAGTTCTTCCAAAAAATAGGACTGTCGGGATTGGCTTCAGGTCGAAGATATCTTCCAGCGCAAAATGCACAATTACCATTACAAGCAGCAGAACCAATTACTGCCGATACACTATAGATTTTTTCGATACAAGCCACTAATACACTCCTAATCCGGTAGTCTTTTGACAACTAAAAATGTATCGTGATCGAAGTCGCAATCCTGAGTATGCCCAGTGGTGTACTGGACTATACAATGCATTCCTACCCAGACAGGCGGAGCACCTTGTAGCCGCATTGGAATTGAAAATACTTCGCCACTTTCTTTTTCAAAGACGACGGTATATTCGCATCCCGCATTGCAACAAGATCCTCCGCCCCAAACGGATCTTACCCATCCTGTTGCTTGATTATTGGACGAACTTCTAGTTTCATCCACGTTATCGCAAGAGCAAAAGGTGCCGATTAACACCATAACTGCCAGAATCAGAAATCTACGCATTTCGATTTTCTCCCTTTCCTATTGTTACAACCACTGTTCCTGAATCCTTCCTCCTGGGAAATAGCTCTGTTCGTGTACTTCACCCTTATCGTCGTGTCCTTTGGTAATAGGGTAAATTAAGCTGATTCTCCCATTAGCATATAGGTTAATACTCTCAACTTCCACATAATGGACATCCCAATAGGTCACCTGCAGCCCCTTCCAACGATACGTGGGCATCCCTAGTGTATGATGATCAAACTTCTCAGCTGGCATCGGGTTGCCTATGTGTGGTTGACCATAAGGCTCACGGATATTTACTCGTATAATATCCATGCCGGACAGAATGTCTAAGGTTTTAAAGATGTCCCCGTTATCGACATTTTCCGGTCCCATCACAATGTTGACTTTGATGGGCATCTTAGGATGATTTTTCAGAATACGAGTTATATTTGGAGGCTCGCCCGAACCCATCATCTTACGATAGATTTCCTTATCAAATGAGCAGACAGTAATGCTGGCTTTGTCGTAATCGCCAAAGATAGCTCGATTGTACAGAATCCCATTGGTACGGATAGCAATAGGTACTACGATTTGGAAACGAATCTCGGACAAAAGTTCAAATGTCTTAGTGTAAAGTAGGGGATCTGTATTGGTGCCCGTAACACAGATTTCTTTGACTTTGCGCTTGATGCATTCTTCTAGGAATTGGGACAAATTGTCGGGCAATTTGTTCAGATTATTCAAGGAATCCAGAGCCATCATGTGCTGTCCTATGCAAAAATAGCATGAACGATTACAAGGTCCGGAGAGATGGATGTTACCGAACCAATGCTTAAATTGGCCCTCGTCGTTCAAACAGCCCATGATTCCCTTTTATTGATCCCTTGGTATAAGTTTGACGATATCTGTTAATTCGTTATAAAGTTGTAACGCTGTTTCTTTGATTGCTTTCAACATTTCAGGACTATTATCCTTCTCAGGATCTATCATAGCAAAAGCTGAAGCTATGCCGCAAGCTTTGAGAAGTCGTTCTCTAACTGGATTAGACATTGTTTTCCTCTCAAAATTATACTACGGATGCAGTTGTTCAAATAGCTACTAACGGCTTCCTGTTGATTGTGCCACGGCACCTTTTCGATCCGCAATTGCAAGGGACTACAGGAATCTTTTTATTGGGAAGATCATATTTGTAATCGATGGTTAGCTCTTCACCTTTTCGAATTGAACGCAAGCTGTAATAGAAAACGCGCTTCCCAAGAAAGCGAACTTCCAAATTTGGATTGCAAGAATGGTTTATAAATTCCGCACCACTTCCACCTGTTGAACCATCTAAATTCCAGTAGTCATTAATCTTCCAAGTATAACGAGGAGACCAACCTTGTTTTAATTTCTCTGCATATTGATGACGATTTAGTAATTGCCCTGTATGTTCGATTATGGGTTTACCTGCTTTTACATATTGTTGAGCAGTAATACCCCAACGATGTATGGGTGATCTGAAGATCTTCATCTTCACAAAGGTATAATCAGGATTGATATTAGGCATCGATTGTTTAACCTATGCTATCTATAATTTTACCCCGTGAAAAATAAGCCATCCCTTGAATACAAGAACTGCTGCACCTAAGAGCGCAATGATAATCATGACGATAAAAGAGCCGTCAATTCCTTTTGGACTAAAGTATTTCACGATCTTATCCTACTCAGAACTATGAAACCTGCAACCGTCAGGAACAGAATCTTTCGCAAGATCTGCGCATCCCTGGCAATGTTCTCCCGACTCATGAGTATGATCGTCAAGCGGAACATTGGGAGCTACAGGTTCAACGGCTGCTTCTGGCGTAAGGTATCCAGAATCTGCTACTCATTTTGCCCTCTTTTACTAAGAATACTGCTTACCCCGCTATGGCTGCCCGTTTCTTATACGGCTTCCGCTGCTTAGGCACAATTGCACGATTCAAGAAGCAATCTTTCAATTGCTTCAAACGATTTCGCGCTCGATTAAAGTCCTGTTCGGTCATGCCTAATTCTCGTTGTGCTTCACCAAAGGTTCCTGTGCTAGCTATGGCTTCGATAACAGCCAACATAGAAGGATCTTCAGACTCGACAAATCGTCTGTATTCGGACAAGAACAATTTCTGTTCATGCTGACGACGATCGCGCATAGTAATGTGCATAAGATGTTCGGAATTTGTATGCACATATTCATCATCCACAACTTCGTAGTTCTCAGGATCCATCTGTGACGAAAGGATGCAATTGCCCGGTCGACAGATAGGATTCTTATTTTGCTTACTCACAATGGTGTTAAAGCGATTGCTCAAACACATGTTGATGTAATTGCGGAACCGCTTCTCACTGGCTCCGTATTGAAGGATAGGATTAAAGGTCTCGACAACATCAGTACAACCTGCCACACGACCGTTGTAACCTACGGTACGAGACTTGGATCGTTCGGGAAGATACTTCATGTGCTGATACAATTCCATTTCCCAATCTTCAACGTCAGCGTCTACAATATTCTTATGGAGCCGCTTTTTGACCCAGTTGCGAATGTAATGAGGATACCGCTCCCAAAACTCCTCAAAATTGAGAGGTACACGGAAGCCATCGTCACCAATGAAGTGCCCGGTAATGGGGTCTCGAGTAAACTTGTCACCTGTATAAGTAGGACTGGTTTCTACGTTTACAGGAGTAGTTTTGACTGCTAAAGTTTCTAAGATACGATTGTCTATATCTTCTGCATTGGTGAGAATGGAGACTTCGGGTCGTTCATCATTAAGAAGACGATCTTTATCTTGGCCAGGGAAGATACTGTCAACTTCGTAAACACCTTGATCAACAGTGCCAGTGAGAGTGCCGACTATGGACAAACCCCATGGCGGTAGTCCAGTAATCCGTAGACCGCCTGTCCATTTGACTACCAAGGCATCTTTGTAGGTGAACTTACCTTCTTTGACTTCTTCAACCCAAACAGCATATTTGGGTATTGTCCGATTAGCCCAATACTTCTTACTACGACTAATGGGTAACTCCTGCCAATAGTTAATCTTACGAGCAGGTTCCAACGTATCCGGATGGTCAAGGCGAGAACCAAAGGTTCCTTCGGCTAGCGGATTGTATGCAAATTTTAAGAGTACAGCTTCTTCGATAAGAAAATTGTGTAACTTGAGCCTTATATTATACTTGGGGTTTACTACTCTAAAGACGGACGTTGCCAATACGGCTTTCATAAGCCTCCCAAAAAGTACAACGAGTATGATTTAGTACCGCATTACAGAGAAGTTCTCACTTATACGCCTAAAAACTTTGAAAGTAAAGGGAAATAAGGAAATTCCCTCAGTTATTCTTTAGATTCTCTCTTACTGCTGCCATGAAAGTAAGCGCCAACAGGTCTTTTTCGCAGCAGCCATAGCGCCACTTACCTGTTTCAGGAATGTACTCTTTGATTGGCGCTGCATCTTTCTTCAAGATCCAAACAGTGTGACCACGCATATAAAACAGAGCAGTACTAAGAAAGATTTTCGCTTTCTTAAATTCTGCTCTGATTATTTCCACGATCACCATTTCTCAGTTTCCCGTACCTTCATTGAAGAACTTGTTCAGTGCTTCGGCAAGTCGCCATGGGCTGCCCTCGTCATACGGGAATGAATATGGGTATGTCCAGGGAGGTTCAACTTTAGCAGGTCCATAACACGCGGCCATGATGTCGTAAAGTTGCTTTTCAGTGATGCTCCGTTTTACTTCTTTTTGCATCGTCTCCGCAGAGTGGACAGACTTCTCTGCTGGCTTCCAAGATCTTCGTAGAAAATTCTTGGTATCATGTTTCCAGAAATTGTACCAGCGACTGAATGGGCAGAAGAAAATGTCTTCATGCATTTGTGAAGGCGGTCGTCCCCAAGGGTAAACTTTGGGTGTTAGAAGTCCTCCACACTGGCAGCGAAAACATTCACATTGCCAGAAACGAACGGTAGTTTCATCTATAGGCTGATTTTTACAATCGGGGCACCAATGACTGTAGGTTCCCTCAAGTATTTTCCCATAAAGTTCCGTGCATTCGGTAAACCATTCTTTAGACCAAGGTGCGCTCATGCATTTATCCTTTAGTTGACATAAATTACTTCATCTACGCAATCAACCTGAAAGACATTTCCATCTTTATCTTGATACTTCTTTCCAGCCCTATAGGAACCAGGCAGTTCCTTGCAAGTTGCATAGATGCGTTTTGCTTCACTCCAAAAATTAGCAGGACAATAGACTTGAGATGGAAGTAATTCAGACACAGAACCCCCGAAAATGAACTTCTACCTTCATTTTGATACTACGGAGGAGGAAAACGAAAGGGTTAGGATTCTTGCGATTTACCAGTACGATCGACTAAAATAGCTAAACTGGTCTTCATGTCGGCTGCAATTTCTAGGTGTTTGCCTTGCATTTCAATTAGACGATCCAACTTAACATTTTGCTGCCCGACTCCAGCTTCGATGTGAGAGAGATGATTTGTATCTAAGACGCCGACTTCCCTTAAAATTTGTTGCGCTTTTTCATCGCCTTCTTTTTTAGCAGTTTCTACTGCTGATAAAGCCAACTTTTTGGCATCTTCAATAGTTTTAAGAGTTGTCTGTGCCAGTTGACGATCGCTATTTTGATTCGTTAAGAAGTTGTCAAATGCTCCTCTAGCTTTCCAAGCGAGAGCAGAGCAATAAACAGCGCAAGCGCATAAAACGCTCCAACCAACTGTAGGCATTCGGGCATCTATAGCATTCCACACTGACGGGGCATCTAGCATATGTTTGTCTTAGCTTTCTAAGTTATTGGAAGTGAATACACCTTAAACAAAATCTCCCTGTATATAGTGTAGAAAATCAAAAATTTAACGTCTTTTTCTATGGTAGAACGGACTAACCACTGGAGTACCACCTCCCAGTCCCTGTTGGGTCATAATCCTACGTTGACGATCCAGGATTTTTAGCTCTTGCAAGCTGACTCCATCTAGCCCTAGAATAGGTGCGGCGGGTTTATTCATTTGCTCTTGCACAACTAGACTCAAACCTGTGGGATCTAGCATCATGCGTCCTTCTTCCTGTAACCAGTTAAGTGCCAAGAATGCATTACCTTGCGTAGCATCGGACATATCGTCATGAGCATCTTTTTCTAGTGGAGCTTCGACCTTGACCATGTACTTGGTTGTGTACTGCGCTTCAACCATTTTCATTTCATGAATGTACTTAGGAACATAAGGAAAACTCACCGATCCCTTATCAATATAGCCCTTTAAAGCAAAGGCCATTCGGGAGTTCATAGCAGGTGTAAGGTTTATCAACTCTATATTATGAATTTGGTTAATTTCCAGCAATTGAACCAGCATTTGTCCACCAAATTGATCCGTGCCTCCTCGGAAGCAAGGCATTATCTGATTTAGCAATTTGAGCCAGTGAACTACATCCTCCAACGGGAGTGTTTTATAATTTATATACTTCTTAGTTTCAACATATTCATTCTGAGGCCAACCAGGCCACTCAAAAGCTTCTTTTACCATCATGCGATCAATGTAGTCAAAGATCAATCTGATGCCCGTTGCACCACCCGATTCCAAGTGAGAAATAGCAACGGCGGTAGCATCATGATCAAAAGCCAAATCTATCCACCAGAAGTATTGACGACCAATGTTGAGAGGAGTAAAATGTGTGCAATTTAAACGGGCTGTACTAGGAATAACTTCTCCCTTTTCATCCCATTTACAATCGACACAAGCTTTCAATTGAGATTCTTTAATGTACGATTCGGACGATTCTAGGAATTCACCACCAAATTCGGCTTTCCATGTTAAAGAGTTCTTAGAATATTGATCGCGCAATTCCTCTTCAGGAATGCGAGGATTCATCTCTGCGGTAGAAACCCGCATAGTAAAGGTTTTGCTGTCGGCACCTTCTTCGATAGCCATTTTGTGCAAATCATACATCTTACCAATCTTTTTCCACGGACTGCTGATGGATAAGATAAGACGATCGATAACAGTAAAGGGATCATTTGTCTCAGGATCTATCTCAGTGTGAGAGAAGTTTGTAGTGGCGGGAGTAGCCGCGCTGTAAACTTCATCCGAAGACGAACCTTTAGCCGAACGGAAATGAGCAAATTCATCAAATGCTAAGAAGACTGATGAAGGTCCACGAACCGCCGTAGTGGTACAAGGATAGGAGGCCACCTTGATGGTTGGAGTAATGTCACGCTTATGACGATCTGCTTCGGATACAAACTTCATTTCCGAGTTGGAATTGACTCGGATATAGGGATTGAAGAAAGGACTACGGTTAACGTCTTCTTGCAATTTAGAGAATAAGCGGTTAGCTCCATCGTCATCCTGTGCCAAGAAAGTAAAATCAATAGGTGAGCCGGGAATCAATTTCCAGAATTCCTGTGGCGAACGGATATTCAACAGACGATAGAGAGCATAACCTCCAGCAGCCGATACACACTGACTTTTCCCACCTCGGCGTCCAGCAAATACACAAGCTTCATGGTATCCACCTTCAGGTATATCTCGCCAATCATTAACATTACAGCGACCTTGATCGTTTAGAATATGGATAAATTCGGCTTCAGAAACTTCTCGTTCTAGGACTGTGTGGAATGGGTCCCACATCTGGACCTTTACAGGCTTGTAATCAAAGGGGACACCATAGATAGCTTTAACGATAACTCTCTGAACAGGATAAAGCGTAATTCCGAGACCTAGAGGAGACTCAATGAAATCGATAGCATTGAGAATCTCATGGGAATCCTGAATGGTGCTGTGGACAATTTTTCCGAAAACACTACCAGCAGTTTTTCGGCTAAAACGTTCTTGACGTGGCATTCAAACCCTTCTAAGTGACTGCTGTTAAATGGGTTTGATATTGATCAGAAGATAACAAAGACTCGGAGACGATATTCTTCGCACATGGGAGAATACATGTAGTAGACGCCTTCAGCATCATCCCATACAACATAGTAGCTATACTCATCGGCCCAGCATGCTGGCCAAGGATCGTAAAATCCCCACCAGAATCCACCAATATAAAAGTGAGATCCGCGCTCTCGCGGCCACCCGTGCCAATGAAAGTCCCGTCCACGATATTCATGTTCACGGCCAAAAGAACGGCCATAATGATCATTACGCAAACGTCCATCGCGAATATCTACATGAGGAGTACGATAGGCATTTTGATGTTGAACAGGTTGACTAAATCTCGAGGAATTTGAAGATCTTGTAGTGGACCGATAAGTTGATGAAGTATTGGATCTAGGAGCAGAAGCATGTGTGCTGCCCATACTACCACGACTTGCACCACCTCCACCTGAATGACTACCTCCACCATTATGCTGTGACAGAGCAACCGGGCTAAGTAGCAACATTGCTGCTACTAGAAAAAGAATCTTCTTTATCATATAGCCTCCATAAACTTAAGTACTGTACATCTTGTAAGCTGGCCAAGTTTCGAAACGAGTCAAAAAACTGTTGTCAGCGTTTCGATCTGCCATTGCCCAAGTAAATTGAGCCGAACTCTTATAAGGATCTAAAGCAGGGAATGCTTCTTTGGCAGCTGCAAAATTAGGGAATGATTGAACTCCCCAACCATCCGGGGTTATTTGACCATTTTTTACACCTACAACTTGAACAGGATAATCAGGTGAAAATCCTACCCATGCTGCTGTTTTACTAGAAGAACCAAATCGCGGATCTCGCTTTTTAGGAATATAATCTGAACCTGGTATCGAGCGAGGCACCCAATCTGTAACTGGACGACCCTTAGCTTCATCCCATTTTAAACCGTATTGAGCTAAAATTTGTTTAGATTCTTCTACACTGGGACCGCCCATCACACCCAGCATAGGTGCGGGCATCTTTAGATTTTGTATCGCAATCTTTAATTGAGCATACTCAGGAGTGCCCTTTTCTGGCATTGGCTTTGTAATCTTAGTTGAAGGTGTCCGTCCATGACGACGATCGTATTCTTCTTTACCTTGTTGAACAGCGTTCTGCATTTCTGGATCAACAGGAGGAGTCAAAGCAGCTTTACTTGTTCGTTTTCCTACAGCATGACTAGCTTTGGTTTGCTGCATCATACGGAAAACAGGTGAGTCTTTGGGTTCGTTTTCAAAATAAGTCTCCCAATCGCGACGTTTGTTGGGATCGTTCTCGTAGTTACTTTCCCACAATTTGTAGAATTCATCTTCAAATGGAGCAAATTGCTCTTGAATAGCGTCATAAGCTTGATTGTAAGCTTCTTCACTCATGTTGCCCCAATTTCCAGAACGCTGATCTTGAATATCGCTAACATCGACCCGAGCAGCTTGTGAGAAGATCTTAGCAATATCTTCTCGGCCCTTATCCTTGAAGAATTTTGCTGTACGATGAATCATGCTAGGCACATTATATTCTTCGCGGTTACGACCCGAATAATTATCCCACAATTGCATAAAACCACCGTTCAGAACTTGAGCAACAACGATTTCCGCATCTTCTTGATAAGGATGAACTGCTGCTGCTTTTAGACTTGCTTTCTTAGGAAGAGGATTTTTCTCAGATGCACGTACTTCTTGTACAAGTTCACTGCAATTTATACGGAGGCCACTCTTTACCAATTCACCAATGATTTGAGGATAGTTTACCGTAACAACATGACCCTTTGATAATCCAATAGGTTCTGCTGATGGACGACCGCCATGAGTTCCCATAGGCTCAATAGGAAAAGGAACAGGCATACCTTCTTGATAAACAAAGACTAAAGTCCACTCGCGACCAAACATGTTACCATATTGTTTTACGCAAGAATCAGGCAGTTGTTCTCCACCTGTCCAATTGGCATATTCTTGCTCAGCTTGTTCTAAGTATTGTGATCCTTTGTATTTAAGGACTAGTCTGTAACCTTGACCTTGTAAAGCGGAAGCAAATTGTGCCATATCTCCGCTTATTTCAGGAACAACAACAGATTTGGTACTCTTGAGTTTATCTCTAGAAATACTGAACGCTGCGTCAGGATCGCCAAGAGGACAAACTCTCCAAAGATTTCCTGTGCTTTCCAAAACTTCTACTGGTTCGCCTTTCCACATGTAAGTCTCGGGAGCTACACCTGGTGCAGCAGCGCCATCGGCGGTTTGTAAGAAAGCAGCAAAACGAGAAGGGAGACCAGTACGATCAAATGCTTTTCCTAATTCTAGGCTAGCTTGATCGCCAGCATTCTTTTGCACGCTTTCAATAGCATCACTGAAATCATCTGCTGTAATATGAAAATCTTCAAGTCGATTCTGGCTCACTGTTATGCTCCTTGAGCTTCACGAGTTCCTACAACGAACTTATACTTCATCACCATAGTGTCCGTATCGATGCTCTCAGCACGGACAAAAACTTCGTACACGAAGCCACCATCTTGTTCTTTATTCCAAACAGCCGATTGTGCCCAAGCATCATTAATGGCATTCTGGATTTCTCCATCGTTCAATTTGTCTAACAAATACTTTACACGAGAAGCCGGATCAACAACCGTGGCATCTACAGGCATAAATCCTGGCTGTGCCTTTTCTACTTGAGCCAGTTGAACTTCACCCATACCGGGAACCTTATCCATCAATGGGCGAGAAGTAACCTTGAATGCTGAGACTAGAGCGGCTGCAATTTCACCGCAGACTTTCTTTAAGAATTTGGAGAATTGCTTAGGTTCGTCTGATGCTGCTACTTTCTTACTTACAATAGCTAGAGCCGAACCATCTGGACCCGGAGTATACTGCTGATGAAATTCATCCGTAAACATCATACCACGGATGTCGTTTTCTTTACGAAGCGGAGCACCCTCTAACACTTCGGGCTTACCATCACGACCTATGCCCGCACCAGCTGCAGGAGAAGTACTCACATAACTAAGTTTGGTGGTATCAAGAGATTCATCGGCTGCCTCGGCGATGTCGCTATCGTAACCCTGAGAAATGTCGATATCCTCAATCATAGGACTGTTGGTGTCGTTTGGATAGTCTACGAGTTCATGCTGAAGTTCAGGATAGAATTCGCGCAGAGCTTGTCCTGGGAAGAAGAAATTGAATCCTGCTTTCTTTTCAGCTGGGACTTTGTAGTATCCTTTTCCGTTGCACTTTACACAGTTAGGATTATCTTTTCCATTGCAGTAGGAACACTTTTCCCAAGTTTGACCTTTTTCGTCTTTCCACTGATTGCTTGATTTCTTTTCTTTCTTGAAAAATGGTTCCATATTACGTTCCTTCCGATCCTTTGCAGTTTTAGCTTCTTTCTTTGCAAATTCAACATCGGCTACTGCTTGAGCATCACTCGTGGTCATGCCCTCGGCTTCAAGTTCGCGCACACGCTTGGCATAACCCGGTGGATCGTTTGGAGCATCTTGCTTCTTATCCCAACATTCTTGACAATATCCAAAATAAGGAACAGGTCTTTCTCTCCTGCATTCCTTACAGTTTCCTATTGTTGTTTGATGCTCGTAACCGTCAGCTTCTTTTTCTTGAATTGCACTAATCATCGGCGTATGTCCATCTATGTCCGTTCCACCATCAGCTCCAGTAGAACCATCATTTGTAATTGGTATCTTTGATGCTGAAGCAATATTGATAATCACCTGAGTTCCGGCATTACCTTCAGCTTTCGGGACAGTCACTTCTTCCACTTTACCTACACCAGGAACATGAACATCCGTTTCTACTCCATGATCTTTAGCCGCATTTTGAACTTGCTCTAATTCGTTTTCCTTTTCACCAATGCTCTTGCCAACTTCCATCTCCTGTTGAGTCTCAAGAGCCTCGCGCATAGCATTTACATTTCCGCTTTCGGGTGATTCAAGATTGCCCGGCAGAACTAAAGTTCCTGTTGCTGTCTTTTTAGGAATTGTTCCCAACGTGGAACAAGTAGTACACTGTTTCTCATTACCACGAATTGCATGCTTAGTTTCACGACGACACTTTGAACAATATGAAGTCTGGAAACCGGAATTCTCATGCTCCTCAGCTGTCTTAGGATGAGTAGAAGCCCGAGGACATCCGCCATCCTTTGTCAACTCACACTTGCACACAGGGCAGTTGCCACTATCTTTTGCAGTCTTCTTGGAACCCTTCCGTTCGTACCATTCTGGATTTGTACTCATTAACTTTAGATATTCTACCGCACACTTTCGGCAAGCTGCTCTTAATTGAGCTTTACCGGATTCGGATTCTATATCAATTGGAACTCGAAGATCCCAAGCGACCGTTCTACCACACAGGGCAGGTGTATCGGCTCCGCCGCCTAACATAACTCCTTTCGGTCCCTTTTCACGAATATGCCAAGGAGAAGCACCACCAGCTGTTACCGTTTCACAATAGAAGAATTTCGCATTTGCTAATTTATCTTCTGGTAGTTCGGGAGACTTCTTGTTCCAAAAGGCTGCTGTCTTTGTTGATCCCGAATGAGCATGCATGTCTTGCAAATGTTTCTTAGCTTTATCCTCTGTTGTATGAGAAGAAAGAATCTTACCCGTTTCATGGGAATAGACACACCATTCCGCCAGATTACCATCGGAGTTCCGATGTCCAGGACAATGCTTAACGTAAGCAACTTTTTGCATAGAACCAAATTTATCCACTAAACCCACATTTCCGCAATTATTGCACTTTGCTGCTCTTCCACCTTTAGAATTTATCCAAACAGTATTTCTACTCCCACAAACAGGACAATTTCCAGGTCCCCCTCCCTTCTTATCGCCAGCAACTTTTTCGTCTTCTAATTGTAATTCTTTCACGCATCCATCGCAAAGAGACGTTATCCGCTCAACAGGTACTTTTAATTTATGGCAACGAGTGCAGCCCTTTAAAAGTGCCGTTTTAATGGATGCTGTTTGTTTAGATTGAGGAACATGCTCAATTTTAAGATTAGAAGAGCTAACTGCTCCGCAATTTAAACACTTAACTCCTTCTGGACATGTAGTAAGATCTTGGGCATTACACTCCCGTGCCACTTTTCCTATCTTTTTAGATTCATGACCTGTTCCATCACAAGCACGGCAAACTCTACCATTTTGCATTCCTGAACCACCGCAAGCTTCGCAAACTACCCATGCTTTCTTTTCTATTTCAGAACTTGATTTCTCTTGCAATTCTTTTTCTTTCAGCCAACCAGGAATGTTCGGCTCGCCTTTCCCAACTTCAGCGGGTTTCTTATAAGGCCGCAATTTATCCATGTATTTCTCAACCAAAGCATTTACCGCTCCTGCTGGCTTCTGGATGTTAGCGTAGTCTTTTTGAAACTGCTCGGCATCTGGACCACGTAGGACGTATTCACGTCCGTTCATAATGACGAGCATGTGGAAACCCTCTCCATCTTCTCCTTCCTCAACGGTAATTGAGGCATTCTTGATGTAAGAAGCTACTTTTTCACGAGCAGACGATTCTTTGCGATGATAATGACCACACTTCGGGCAACGTTCTCCGCCAACTCCTTTGTTGCAACCGCATTGGTAACAATCAGCGGTCTTTACTGTTGCCTCTTCTTTCTTATCGTCTTCAATTTTCTGCCAGCACTGATGGCAGAGTCCCTCATCATCTAAGCTACGATCCTTACCGCACTCTTTGCACTTTCCCATCTTGCGGGCAGTCTTTGAAGAAGCATTTTTAGCTAGATCTTCAAAACCAGACATATTAACAAAAGCTTTTTCTGTGAGATAACCATTTTGATCTAAATAATTTTTCTTCTGAAGTTCATTCAATACGAGAGGATCGGCATTTCCGCCTTCCATTGAATAATCAAAATTACGCCAATCTGTAATTCCATAATCATCAAGATTTATAGCTATATCGCCAATAAATTGCAATAAATCAGCAGCTTTTGCTGAAAGATCCAGTGCGGATGCAGTCTTAGATTCTTCCTTCTTTCCTTCTCGTTCTTTCTTTTGTTTTTCCCATTCCTCTTCATTAAAACCTTCTGGTGATCCTCGAGGAGAGCAGAATTTGCATTCACAACCATCTCTGTGGCCGCCAGCAGCTTTAGACTTTTCTTTTTTGCCTTTTGGGCATGACTTGTTGGCACCCTGAACAGACCATTTTTCTCCACAGTACTCACACTTGCCATCAACAAAAGAGTGAGGAGTAAACTTAGCAGCGGTCTTAGGTTCTTCCGATTCAGATTTTGATTCTTCAGATTTTGATTCTTCAACTTTCGATTCTTCAGGCTTCGGTTCTTGGGATTCCTGTTGCTTTGATTCCTGTTGCTTTGGTTCCTCATGCTTGGTAGCCGAATTCTCAAGAGCAGCGGGAACAGCCTGAGCCTGACTATCACTTATGGATCTTTCCTTCTCAGGAGTATCCGATTTCGCTGATTCAGGCAAAGCGCCAATCCCACCTCCTGGCTTAGGTTGTTTGTTGTTCTCATCATTAGGCACCTCAACCAGAGGTGCTTGACCCATGTCCTGTAAGACTTCATTCAAGATGTCATCATTGCTAGGAACATCGTCAGCAAACTTACGACGATCCCCATACTTCTTCTGTAACATTGCTTCATGCTTGGCTCGTTTATCCTGACTATGCTGCGAAGCAGCCACAAAACGCTCAATAGTCTCACCTTTCCAAGCAGATGAAGCTTGAATTTGGTACTCTGCATTGTCATCAACATCGGCAGTAACTTCTTTGTTGATGATGTCGTTCAGAAGACCTATAGAATCGACATACTGAACAGTTGATTCAGCCATGTTGCGTGGATCGATAAAACCGTCTTCAATTAGACCAGCAGCATCTTCATCCCAAACATCAAGGACTTCTTTATCACAACATTCGTCCATCAAACGTATATTGAAACGGTCCCGCTCTTCCCACGTGGTCAAATGAAATTGATGACCTTTGTAGTCGTAGAATTCATTACGATCTTTGGCTTGCTTTATCAAACTGCCCTTGACACTTCTGTAACCACCGTTGATTACATTTTCTATAGCACGCAAGTCACGCATGAGATCTTGCTTACCATAAGGAGCCGCTTGAAGCTTTTGAACAATTGTAGCACGATCATCGCCTGTTGCTTGTTCCAACTTTTGAATTTCTGCTTCTTGCCAACTGGTAAATTGATTTTCTATGGCTTTAAAAGTTGCACCAGGTTTTTCCAGTAGACCATCGGTTAAATACTCGGCAGCAGAACTCAAAGTTTGGGATGGAGTTAATTCAGGATATGCTTTACTGAGTTTACCTGTAACAAGCATACGATCCCCAACATATTCTACTAGACGGCGGAAACCGTAGCTGCGACGTGGATAGATATTTGTTAAACCCGGTTCTCCTACAATTACATCGGCACCGCAAACTTCCTGCCAATGATCTCGTGGACCGCTATTTTCCCACATACCGTCAGAAATCTGACCCTCTAGTTCACAAGTCCACAGCCAAACTTGAGTCTTATTGGCAAAACGGATCTGCCCATCAGAAACACCAGCAGTCTTAACAGAAATGTCCGACAGATTACTGCTCTCGTGTATGCCGTAACCACCCGGAGCTTTAGGATCAAAGAAAGACTTTCTTGGACTATCTTTGGTTGCGGTCATTTGATACTCAATGGCTTGTTTCATGCCTTCAACACTATTGAAGCCACTAGGATAAGTATCCTGGATCCAACCATAATCAACAGGGTTGCCACCACGTTGTTTAATAGCATCCACCATTGCTGGATTATTTTTGAAGAATTTTGGTCCAGTTGTGTGCCAATGGCAAACTCGCCCACCCTGAAGATGTCCTTCTATTTGCACATCAATACGACGATCTCCTCCAACTTCTTTTTCATAAGTAAAGGGAGCACTGCGGCTCGTGCGCTTAAAACCCAAGGCACGAAGCTCTCTAAAATAATCTGAATCAGCAGTCTTAACAGCAGCACGCTTTGGAGTTCCGTCGGAATTCAATTCAATACCGATTGGTTCTTGTTCGCTTTCATGAGCTTTGGCTGCTTCTTCATTGAATTTGACTTCACTAACTTCTTTATTCTTCTTAGCATCGGCAGCTTCGGTACCTGGTCCAACGTTGGTTGTTCCTGCGGGTACACCATGTGGTGCTTCGCAAGCTTCTTTAGAAGATTTCTTTGTCTTTTGGCATTCAGCACAAAGTTTTTCTTTTGTTATTTGATGGCATTCATTAGATCCACGATGAGCGGGGCAAGCATGATCAGAGCATTCACAAAAATGATCTTTTTTAGCAGCTAAACGAGGAACTTTCTGACTGCCTTCCTCGTGATGTTCTTCTCCGGCTTCTTGAGGAGTCTTAACTCCCAAAGCTTTTTCAACCGCCATACCTAAAGCATCAAAGACACTGATTTCCTCAGGAGCTAGAGTTTCCTTAGTAACAGCATCGGCAGTTTTAACAGACAAGAAAATCTTCGGCTTATCCGCGCTACCCAATTTATTAAGAACAGGATAAGCTCTCAACGGATTCTGGGACAATTCAGGGAAAGGCAGCTTAGGAGTAATGTCCGTTACATCCAGTTTATCTGTACTGACGTCGGTCATTAGCGCATCAAATGCACTAGACAACCGTGGATCGTAGTAAGCACCAAACACTAGATGACGCAGCTTGGTACGAAGCTTTTCGTCATCCTTGTCAAATTTAAATACAACATATTCCCGCTTGTTGAACCAGTGAGGAGCAAACAATACAATGGATTCAAACTTGCCATCAGGAGTCTTGAATAGTTTGTCCTTAATGGTTGACATATCGGCTTGACTGTACTCATCGAATTCATTGTCGCCAATGCGATGAGTAATCAAATCGGATACTTCCTCACCACCAAATTCCTTTACCAGGCAGCCATACAGCAAGGCAATGGGAAATCCTTCGAGTTTATCGGCAATCTTGGCAGGGATAATATAGAGACGACCAATAGCAATGTTTTGACGGAATCCCTTGTAAAAAACTTCAAAGGATTGAACATCGCCCGTGCTGCGAGCTTCTTTCTCTCCCGCTTTAGTTGCTTCGACCACTTTTGTCAACAAGCCTTCATTGACTTGAAAGCTCTGGAATGATTTGAGTGCTACTGTTCCGCTTTGACCCATGAGATTCCTCTCTTATTTAATCCTAATATCGATCTTCTCCGATTCACGTCGGATACTCGGTTCAGCCATCGCCATTGCATCGGCAAATTGCAACATGATATTCTTGACCATGGTTCCGTCTAATTCTGCTTCTTCCAGTGTCTTCTTAAACAAGTTGCAAATTTCCGTCAATACAAACTTGAAACGCGGTCCATCAAAATTGAGCGCATCTTTCTTGCTCAAGATGTCCGTATCGTTACACTGCTTAGCAAGTGCCGTAAGAACTTTAACTTGCGTCTCCCAGGCTTTTTGCTTCCAAGCATCACCCGGATCCTTACCCTGTCGCACTGCATCTTTAGCAATCTTCCCTAACTCGATTGTAATCAGACGACTCACTTCTACAATCGGAGTGTTGGGATCCTCTAACTTCTTAAGGATCTCATCAAACTTGTCGATATTTCCCGTCTCAGCAGGTTTTGGCTGCGCTACACCTTCTAAGACTTGAAAATCTACCGTCTCAGTTCGATTTATCGAATCCATTACTCCACGTCTCCCAGGCTAAAAGAACTCTTCACCTGGACATCAAGACGTGCTGGTTCTTTGATATCGATATCTCCCGCATCAATCGGGAAATTTCCTACCAAGTCATATTCAGCCAGTATTGAGCGTCCATCCGTGGGAGCGCCTTCAGCTATCTTGTGATTGTTGCTTTGCTTTTCCATACCAGGGAAGCTGAGCAACGTACCACCAGTCAATCCACAATGCATTCCTTGACGATACACGCAAGAAGCGCATTTCTCAGCACCAACAATTGCATTCTGTACGCCTAACTTCTGTTTCAAGAATGTGCAATCTATCTGAGATAGAGCAATCTTAGTTCCATTCCGCTTTAATCCAGCAATGAATGCTTTTACAGCTGCCCCGGCTTGAACCGATCCAATCTTACGAGCAGCCGCAGTATAGATCTTCTCAATTGAATGACCTTTCTTGTGTAGAGCTTCAACCGTGTTAGCATCAAATTGGAAAGAAGATGCTTTCTTTTGATGACCCAAACGAGCGATTTCAGGACTGCGTTCGGTTACTTGTTCACTGACGCGAACAATCATGTCACTCTTAGTTGCTTCTCTAAAATGATTGTGTTCCTTGTTTGCAATCTTAACCAAGGTAGCTTTCTTATGACCGTCGGGAACTCCTGCTGTAAGTTTGTTCACAATGGCTTTGGCTTCGGCTGCTGTAGTGATAATAGGCAGGTGATACAGATTACAAGTCTTTTGACCTGACTGCTTATTAAAATACTGGCATCCTGCACAAGCTTTGATCTGCTTTACCGATTTAGCTTGTACTTTACCCATGCGAACCTTAACCCGTTCATAACTCTTGGGGCAAGAATCCATGTAATGATTTGGTTCTAGATAAGCTAGACCCAAAAGTCCAGCATTCTGATTCAGATACTCTTCGGACATTTGACGATTAAAGAAAGGTTGATTTTCGGCTAGTTTCTGCAAACGAGCAGCAATCTTAGAAGGTGATTCCCCTTGATTGAGTAGATCTCTAACATACTTCTTGATTTCTGCATCACTAACGGTCTTGCCTTCCAGTTCAGCATTAGCAGGTGCCTTCTTAATGTTGTAAGTCTTCTCCAACATTACACTGGCATCATCTGCCATCTCGTTTACAAAATCTTCTGCTCCAGCATAACGACTACCTGTTACAGGACCCTCGCTAGCACGCTCACGAGCTTCTTTGGCTTGTTGTTTTTCAGCGGCTGCGGCGCGAGCTTGTGCTAAACGAGCTTCCCGATTTTGTTTCTCCCGTGCAGGAGCATTTGCGCTATGAGGACCCCAAATAGGTGTGTGATGAGACTCTGCGCTTTCGGCAATTTCGTCTTCAAATTCTGTGTCCACAAACTTGTGAGTACGGTCCTGTTGCACTTCACCGGAGTCCTTCTCGGCTTCGAGATCTAGTTCTTCCCAATTAGGTTCACGATCGTCAAGGAAAGCATCTATGATTGATGAGTACGCTTTTTCTGCCATAATTAGTATCCTTAGAGAGTCAGATCATCAAGTACCGATGTCAAGAACTCCATTGGTCGATTCTTTGGTGCTGCTGGAATTGAACTGCCATCGTCAACTGCTTCATCCGCAACTAGCTTGACGATTTTATTGCCTCGTACTGCCCAAAAATCACGAGTCGATGGGCATTCGTAAACATTTCCTGCCACACGATTTAGACCCATGCTAGCAACTTTCTTCTGCGCTTCGGGAGAAATGGAAGCAAAATGATTACCGTTCTTGTACTTCTCTTCCATTAAACCGTTGGGATAATAGTACATGCCCTCGTTGTCTTCGTAGATCCCAGCTTCGCCTAGTGTGATGGGAGCACTGAATAATTTCATGTCCGGAAGGCTCATCAGTTGAACCATGCGGTTATCTAGAACCTTGAATCCCATCTTTTTTCCAGCTACACGCATGTGCATACAAACTTCAGAATAAGGCATTACAGCTTCGCCAACATCTCCGACATTGACACGAACCATTTTTTGTGCACTAATAACACGATTTTCCAGACGAGGCTCTACAACAGCATGAGCAGTGTAATTTGCAAACTTTCGCATTAGAGGCACCTCACTTGAGGTTGCGAAATTCGGTTTTCCCATAAACAACCGTTTTTTCAACCCTCTATAAGAAGCGCAAAGTTATCGAACTTCCGACTGCTTTATTGAGGAACATATGCAAATAGTCAATAATCTAATCTTCAGTTCCACCAATGCTGCCGATGGCGCATGGCAAGATGTAAGCAACATGGTGATGTTTTCAATTTATGTCAAAGGAATTGAAGCAAAAGTTTGGGTAGAAGTTTCAAACGATCCCAACGTGAAATATGATGGGCCTAATGGACAATTACTGGCTCCCGGAGCACCCGTTCTTTCTCAATTTACTTATGGTTCTCTACCTGCTCAATCGGTCAACGTAGAACTTACTTATACAACTCGCAATCAGCCTATCGTAACACCTACTCCGCTTTATAGCATGGCAGTAGGGGAGACTCTACCGGGTGCTTCGGCTTCCTTGGCGGTACTAGCTGGAAATACGCTGCAAATTGCTTCTCCTCCTGCTGATGCCGCAGGAATAGCCACTGGATACAATGTCTACATCCAGAATACTGCTGGAGTTTATGTTCTACAAAATACACGCGGCGGTCCCAATGCTTCAAACGATTCTTCGGTTTATGATGGACCAATTCCACTAGGAACACCCTTTATTATGCGAATGGGTTATTTTGATTCTAGCATTCCTGCTCCCGTTACGGATACAAGTGGTGGACCAGCAGTTGGAATCAACATTCAAGGAACAGGTGGAACACTTTCTTCTGTTGTAGCACTAACAAATGAATATCCAGTTGCGCTCATCGGAGACACCAACGCAGATGCAGTAACAGTGGCTCCTTCATCTATGACATGGAAGTGGGTTCGAGTTCGTAAAGATAGCACGACACAAGGTAAAGCAACAAAGGCTTGGATCTGTGGTGGCATGGGTTAATTGCGTATTCACAGAAAAACACAAACTTCGGAAGTTATTTTAGAGGAGCTATAAACATATGGCAACACCAACTTTAGTGCAGGTAACACATAATCAGATCAATTCCCTTGCAGCAACAGGACTCAGTGTCACTCTCCCGGCTGCAACTACTCTTGGGAATGCATTGGTCGCTGTTGTTTTCGGTCAAAAAGGCATAGATCCATTTGGCCAGCGCACAGATACAAATCCCTATCAAAGTACACAGAACGCAACCCCGGCTCCTGTCCTTAATGATAACGAAAACAATACTTGGGCTTCGTTAGTCAGCATTACAAATGTGGATATGATTTCTGCTACCCCAGTGTATCCTTCCACTTCGGAATCAGACCCAGATCTTTTTGCTCAGTATCCCAGTGTTTATGTCTTTGATGCTTTAAACGTGGCAGTCTCGACTCAAACCGTTAATGTACGTGCCAGCTACTTGGGTCAAAACGTTCCTTGGAATTCTAAAGTTAGCTATCTAATTGGTGACGCAGTTAATGTTAGCGGAGTTGTCTACGTTGCTACGGCTCCTAGCCTTAACGTAACACCTCCAAACGGTGGTTATTGGGCAGTTGTTGCCACTCCTTCTTCAGATTCACGTTTTGCAGGTGGCCCAGGCAAACCTGTATACGGTGGAATTGATGTAGTCTTGCTGGATTTTTCCGGTATTGCTACTTCTAGCGCAACAGACGGAACACCAGTTGCTGGTACTTCTGTTGCCAACCCGGCCACTGCTGGTTCTCCGGGTACAATCACAACCACGTCAAGTGGCGATCTAATTCTTGCTGTTGGTCTACAAAAGGACAGCAATGAATTTTCGGCTCCTACTGGTTGGACAGTTGCTTGGTCTGGAAAGTTGATTGGTTCCGAAGAACATTATGTTATCATGTATCAGATACAGGCAGCGTCAGGTGCAATTACTCCGGGCTTTACGAACCCAGTCGGTCGTACAGCTGCAGGATCTGATATTGGTCCTACTACATCAGCTGGATACGAGACAATCGTTCTTGCAGCAGCTTTAAAACATAGTTAATCGAAGAATGACTCAAAGTTTCTCTTAGAAGCTGGATATGCCATTCGATCCGGAGGCCTAAAACCTCCGGATTTTTATTGTCCAAAATGCGGAACTTCTCTAAAATGAGTATTATAGCTTTTAGAGGATGGAAATTAGACAACACTCCTCCTAATACAATCTACTGTAAAAATTCGAGAAACAGGTATTTTCTCAATTTTTCAGGAAAAATTCTGATGGGAAGGTAACATGGCTGAAAATTCTGCTTATTTTGAATCGGTAGTCGCAAACCGTTCAATGCTTTTGACTGATGAAGAATCGCTAGAAGGACAGATAACAATATCGCAGGAAACCTGTGGAGATCTGCAAGAAGAAAATATCCTCACTTACATTCAAGACAACTTCAGCACTTTCCTCAAGACACTTCGTTTCCTAAAGAAAGAAGATCAAGAAATGCTGCTCAGCTATTATCTGTTGAGCAAGACTCAAAACACACTAGCTCTAATTCACAAGTCTACCCAGACAGTTTGTTCATTCCGTATACGCATGGCGGTAAAAACTCTAGGAACATTCTTGATGATGGGGGAACCAACGGTTGAGAAAATGCATGAAGTTCTAACCACTGCTGGATTAGAAAACTCGATTCCGAAAGTTGAACTAAGCAAGATTGTAGACCTGTATGTGAAGACACGAAACTTTCAGAAAATTTCAGACATCTACAAATTGCATCGTCCTGATATTCGGCGAGCTATGAGTCGTGCCAGTAAGCAAATGATGGAGTCAAAAGATCCGCAAGAACATGCTCTGGGAGCATACATTCATAGTTTAATCGATAAGGCTAACCCGGCTGGACAAGGATTCAGCAAACGCAAGATTGCAAAACAGTGCCACGTATTTCGTTCAGATCCAGAGATCCTTGGAGCATTTCGTATACGAGTGGACGATCCAGACTTTGACCAAATGTTCGTATCCCGCGCAAATCGATAGCAACTTTATTGCCTTTGTTTTCGTTGCAAGTGGAGCACATGGTTTGAAGATTGCTTAGTGTATCTTCGCCGTTCTTCGATTTGGGAATGATATGGTCTTTGGTCATTAAGACTTCTTTATAGGTCCCATTATCCCTTCTACGGAGAGCGTACAGATTTAAGTGCCAATGGCTTCCATTCATAAGGCGAAATTCATAACGATGTTTCCCAGTCCCCTTAATTTGAATAGCTATTCGCTTGGCACTGCGTTCTTTTGCAAAATACAATCCTTCAATTCCACAATTTACACAGAACACTGAGCGTTGGAACACGAGATATCGTTTTGAAACTAGATTGATACCATCCCCATTGAAATTTACACCAAAGCGGCCCAGATTGTTGAAGACATACTCACGACTGAAGACACCACGACGTTGGTAGCCAGAATGGTATCCATAGAAGAGCACTACTTGGTCACCACCAAGCGTAGATTGGAAGGTGCCCAACTGGAGCGTTCACTTTTGGATGATTTCGAAGCTGATAATTTTTCCGAAGCTGGCATTGACGATACTTCGCTGCACATATTGGTGAGGCGCAAAGTACTCAGGCTCACGGACAAATTACCTATCAGCGTTAATGCTTCCACTTCACTCATTGAAACGATAACAACATTTGGTTCTTTTTGAATTATCACCTAAAAACTCCTTCTTATGCTGATTTGTCCACAAAATACTTAGGAGCCAGCAACTTAACCAACTCCACGGAGAAAACATACTCTTTCCCATTCTCAGTACGGCACAGAACAGGATTCTTACTGCGACGAGGAAGAAGTCCAACAATCTTGAAAACTCGGCTTTCAGAAGAAAAGGTTTGGTCAAGCCATTCTGGCTTCAAACCGTATGTATCAGCATACGCGATGTAATTTTGGCGTTCTTGTGTAATCGCTTCTCCACTGGAAGTTTTCAGGCAAACTTGCAGTTTGAAAGTCGCAGTTGTCTCGGAGAAAGCGGCATTGCCCGCCTTTAAACTAAGGCCATGCTTTGCACCCAGTGGAGCTAGAGCGGCGTCGATGTCGTCACGAAGTTCCTTGAGAAATTGTTTATCCAGTTTAGCAATCATGCTCGTCTCCAATCTCGCATGTTGAGAATTTTCTTGACCCGGTGCACGAATTCGTCTACATCGTCCTGATGAATTTTGATGTTGTAATCATTGCGCTCGCCCACAATGCGGAGACCCGAACCAACGTATCGGGTAGAGGCTTTGCAAGCAAAGTATGAAACTTCTGCCGGAGGTAATCCTAAACGATCGCGGCAAATTCGACTCAAGCGAACAAAGTGACCATCGTCCTCGTTGTCATCTTGAAAAGTACCCATTGGAATCATATGAGTACGGACAGTCTCAACAAAATCCTTCACTTTATCGGTTGGGATGCTGCCATTTTGGATTTGAAACAAAATCTTTTGTTCTTGAACAACCGCTGCAGCTACCTTTGGATCGAGTTCTTGTTTCTTTACGATGTAGTCTATTGTGAGATACATCAATCGAACTCCTTTGAATTAGTTACAGAGATAATTGCCATAATGCCGTTTGTTCATGTACACAGGTTGGTCCCAAGGATACAGATTGAAATCGACGTTGCCCAATTCGACTTTAAGAGATCGTTCGGAATTCCAACCGTCTTTACCTGCGCCCCAAACGCTTCCCCAATAGACGGCAGGAGTATAAGGTTCCAACTCATTTAGAAGTGCGGCTCCAGCAACGGTGATAATCCAAGGGGCAGTTTGTTTCTGTCCAGCTTTGGCGATGAGATCCTTGCGGCGCATGTAGGTCAATGTGGAGTTACCTTCCAGGCTGGGAAAAACATTCGTAATTTCAGAGGTACGAGCACCATTAATGCTACAAAGTGCCAGCATCTTCAAAATTCCGTGGGTAAGACCACCGTTCAACCGTTTACTCATATCGCCTCCACTTGTATACTACGAGGGGTGTAGATGAAACGGGTAAGCAGGTACACTATAGCCCTTTTATGGAAGTGGTTGGTTTCTGATGTACTTGCCAAACTCGACTCACACGACTACGGCGTCGAGGCGACTTAGACAGGAAAACAGGAACCTTAGTATGACTGTCGCAAAAACGACGACCATAGAGTGCTACATAGTGACCCGTAACATTTACAATTACAGCATGCTCGGCGAATTCCTTTTGATGTTTACGGGCATATTGAGCCAGAGTAGGCTTGCTATCCGACGTGTAGTAACCATAAACTGTGTACTGTCCAATTTTGCGGCTTTGATGAATGTACTCTTTGTAATAGGTGTGAATGGTGTATAGTCGATAGCCTAATGCGTCGGCAACTCGTTCCATAAGCCAATTGGACATACCAGAAATTTGTTCCCGGCCACTGAGTTGTTTAGCTACCTCTATAATCTTTGAAACAGGAACTCCTGTGGTAGCCGATAATGCAGCCGGACCGCACCAGAGTGTGGATTTGATATCATTCTTCACAGGCAAAAGCTTGTCCATGAATTTGATTCTCCTCAAATGTTGCGACAGACTATTTGAAATGACACAGAATAGGAAGGCCGATACTCTGCATCTTCTACCGAACTGCTCAACTGAACACCTGTTTCTTTTTGAAAATGTTCTGCAAATTTTGCCAAACGAGACGCTCGTTCTTCGTCTGTTGTTCCTTGCCAATCGCCCAGGCCGCATCCAATTGCATACAGCTTGCACAATTTATCTAAAAGATGCATCTCTTTGTCAGATAGAGATTCGCTCACGCTAAATTTCCTCCTCTCTTATACTACGGAAGACATTGATAAAACGGGTAGTTAGGTGTAAAACAAAACGGATCTGCACTGGTTAAATGCAGACCCGTTTAGTGGGAAAATGATTTATGCAGCAGTTGGAGGTTCAGTACCTTGCGCCACAGGAATAGTAGCCTTGGTTGGCATCTTGGGCTTACCGCTTTCATCGCGGTCGTTTACCCAACCTTGACCACCGGGGCCAGCATTGGCTTCCTTGGGTTCTTCTTCGACTTCTGTTTCGTCGACCTTGGGTTCTTCTTCGACTTCTGTTTCGTCGACCTTGGGTTCTTCCTTTTCAACTTCAGGAATATTACCTTCTAATTCTTCTTTGCCTTCATCAATGAAAGCTTCTTCCGCTGGAGTTGTAGTCAATTCAATGCCCATATTCTCAGCAAAAGCTTCTAGACCAGCAGCAACGTCATCCAAATTGTGGAATAGATCATTCACTGCTTCGGCCAATAGCTCGGGATTCTCTGTTGCGATTTGACGGAACTTTGGTCCTAGAGCACGACGTGCAGCAATACGAGTCTTCAAGGAAGCTGTCCGAGGAGCGTCGACCAAATCCAGATTCTCACGGAAAGCATTTATACGATCAGCCATTTCACCAAAGGCTTGCGTTAATTGATCAAGAGCTTCGGCTGCTTCAGGAGCTTGCTTCTCAGCAACAAAACGTAGCCGCGCAAACTTTGTGCTCGATGCCTTGCGAGCCTTGATTTTCTCCACTATAGATGCACGCTTGCTCGCGACGGTGTCTGGGGTCTTTGCTTCTGACATAACTTCCTCCTGTTGAGTGGGTTCCGTAGCGGCGGGAGCTTCCGTGGTAGCGGGAGCAGCCTCAGCAGGAACCTTGAATCGAACTTCAAACCATGAATCTTTTGGCCATGGATGATAGTTGTCATCAGATCTTGTAATTATAGCATTAGGAACAAGCTTCTTTATGGCAGCCGCTAATCTTTCAGCTGTCATACCATGACGATAAAAATACCCACGTTTTACAATATACTCTTGATATTTACCCGACCAACCGATGCTATCAGCAAGAGCAGCATCTTCAAGCTTTTTGATAATCTCACGGTTCGCACCAGCGAGATGTAATGAAGCACTCTTTAAACTTTGAATGTGCAAACGCTGAAATGGCAAATCAGGCGGAACAGTCTTCTTCATTGAAAAATCCTCTTTTCCAGAACTAGGTACGTTTTCCTCTCCCGTACCGGGTATAATAGGACCTACTCCCTTTTCTGGTTCGTTTTCTTCGGCTTGATCTGAAGGCACTCCACGATTGTTAACATTTATTTGAGGATTCTGTTGATCCTGCAAACCTTGTGTACCGCCCAAACCTGGTGTAGCAGCTTCTTGCTCAAACCCGCGTTCCTTATCGGAAGTTGGAGTATTTTCATGTGGAAGCCGTCCTGTGTCATTCTCGGAAGTTTGTGGACGAATGCCGTCATAGAATTCATGACCTATTCCAGCAGTTTTCTGATCTGAACTGACATGGCTAGGAGAGTCGCTATAAGAGCAACCTCGTGCGTGACCTTCTTCACAAGCAGAACAGATTGATTGACCGCATTCAGGACAATTAAATTGAGGCGCATTACAGCAAGATGAATTAGGGAGCGAAGCAGTTTTCTTTTCTTTCATTTCAGGATCGCATTTTTCACAGTAACCTGTGGGACCAACCATAGTTTCTTTACCACATTTAACACACTTACCTGTATGACGGCGGTCCCAAATAGCAACTTTGTTCAATAATTCAGCTTCCATACGACATTGAATAACAGAAGCAAATTTAGATGCTTCTTTCCCATAAAATTCTTCAGCAATTACATCTGCATTGCAACAATTCGATCCGCCGTATGAATATTCACCTTCAGTCACTGTACGGCCACAATTGCTGCATACTGCGCCAGGATGTTTCTTCATTTCTTCTTCATGTGTGCCAGGTTTTGCAGTTGTTATTGCTTTTTTCTTTACAGGATGAAACTTAACATCTGATTTAGCTTTACTTACTGCGCCAGTTCCACCACAATGATGACAGTTTGCAGCTTCTTCATCAGACCAATCTTCGCAAACAGGGCAGGGATATTCATCTTTAGCTTGCTTTTCTATAGGTTCGGTTGGTTGTTGAATATTTTTGTCAACAGTGTCGGGAGATACAACTTCAGCTTTAGCTTGAGAAATATCTTCACTGATATCATCAGCTGTTTTGGAAAGTTGCTTCTCTAATTCTTTAATCTTACGTTCTGCTTTTTCTCGTTGACTAGGACGCTTGGCTGTATCACGTTCTTTCTTCCAAGAATCCAATTGACGCTGAATATCTTCATTTGCAATTTTAGAAATTGCCAAATTTTTTCCCTCATCCGTTTTAGCTACTTTTAATGAAGATGCTTTTGCTGGCGCAGCTTTAGCCGGGGTTGCAGCGTCGGGCAGGTTATCTACAACAGCCGCTAGTGGGCTGCCCTCAAGCTTATCTGCATTTTCTTCTACATATTGCTTCACGAGCGGAGCAAATTTCTGATAGTAGGACTTCATTGAGTCAAAACCAAGACCTTTAGGATGCTTATCATCTTTAGTCTGTTTTGCCCAATCGGGATAGATGTCTGAAATTTTAGGAATCGAATGATCGTTTACAATCCAATCCACAATAATATCCCAAATCTTCAAGAAATTTTGAGCAGTCTCAGAACGCTGACTCTTATCTAGCCACTCAGCAAATCCTCTACGAAATGCCTCCATATCGGCTTTAAATTCGGCTAGTTCCTGACCAGTTGGAGCTACAGCATGTTCTTCTGTATCAAGAACATTGTACTCTTCATGCTCTTTATCTCCTACGTTCGGGCCACCTTCTGCAGGTTGATACATAGGATCTGTTAAGGGATCTTGCATCTTATCGATGAATTGATTAGCTTCCTGTTTGCGACCCAAGAAAGTAGACAGCAAGAATTGTGTGACTTGTTTTTCTAAAGGCAATTGTTGCACAGCAGGAGGGAATCGTTTGATTGCTTCAGCAAAGCCGCCCTTACCTTTATTGGGATCTAAGACGCGACGATCACCTAGATTAGTGATAATAATTTGATGAATGGCTTCGTCTTTGATTTCGTCGTCACCCTTCAAACTAGGATAGAATTTCTTCTGGAACCACTTTGCCCAGTTCCAACTTTCATCCACAGGAAGACCTGCTGCCCGGATGTAGGATTTGACATATTCATCCCAATCCTCATTGTAAGCCAACACGTTGCGTAACCATGCGGCTATCTTTGCAGCATAGCGATTCACGGGATAAAAGTTAGCGGGAGTCTGAACGGGCTTCCCCTGAAGATCTGCCAACTTAAAGACATATCCGTCAGGATCGACGACCTTGGCCCGAACACGGAATTGTGTACCGTCAACATTGGTAACAATGGATCCGGTCTCGAGCAAGTGAGCAACCCGGCTGAGATCCGCTGTATGCTTTTGAGGCTCTGTTTTTACAGTGCCCAAAAGTGAGGCGGTCAACTTCATAGTTACTCCTTAGTCGAGCACTTCGTCGTTCGGGTTCCAATCTTGCTTCTTGTCATCCTTGAGTACATTTTCAAGTAAATCGATATACTCAGAATGATCTTTGAAGGCTTGCGCATCTGCCGGAGTGGGTCCTTCGGTCTTTGTATCGACCTCTCCTGCAACTTTAGCAGTCATACGCTTTACTTCCGATGCATACAGTTCGTTCATCGAACCAGCATCTACTGATGCAATTTTCTTTCCCTCATTGGCCATGATGGTAAGCTCCTAAATGAACACAGAAAAACCGTGCTCTATGAAATAGCTACATAGTTGGGATTTTGGTATTTCACCGGGTAATTCCTACTCTCTTAAGTGATTGTCAAAATTGTTTGCGCTTTCAAAGGCACAGCACTGACAATAATCGGATTGAACAGAGCATCGTAAGCTCCAATTGTAAGCGTGGTGGTTGATGTAAAACCGCTAGGTACAACATAGACTCCATTTCCTACTGTGCTCAAGAATCCCGAATTCAATCCACCTAAAGAATCATTCAAGATTAAATCAACCGGAGAAACATAAGTGCCGTTGTTTAGACCTACATTGGCCTGAATTTCATATGCTGCAAAGTATTGACTGCTCTGTCCACTCACTCCTCCAATTGTGACATTCAGGGAACCTCCAGGGATTCCTTGCGTAATGAAGATGTCAAGTTGCGGCTCAGTAGGACCAGCTGTAACGTGCACAATATGCTGATAGATGTTAAATTGAGTATCACTAACAGAGACAGATGGACTTCCAACTGTTGGTGCAATTAAAACTGCTACCAAAAGTGTATTTCCTGGCGCGGTTGGAGCTAATCCAAAAGGACCACCACCAGAACCTCCTGATTGTTGCACGATAGTAACAGAGTTCCCAGTCAATCTAAAAGTGAAAAGAGAAGCAGCCCAATCGGCGCTTATGCTTCCTGTTGCAGAACCAGAAATAGGAGTTACTGAATTCAAAATCTTATAGTAGGCTGCTCCAATACCTCCGCCTGGAGGTTGATTTCCAAAATGAGACCAACCAACATCTGGTGTAAAGAAATCTCCATAGGCAGAAACCATAAAAAATAGCGCGACTTCAGGACTGACAGCAGGTGTTAGAAGCGGAGTAGTTACTGCTGTGCCTGTGCCTGTTGAAGGTTCTTCTGTATCGAAAGTTGTAATTCCATTTATCATTTCGGCATCAAAAGCCGTGGTTCCTGTTACTTCGGTTAAATGCCAAAAAGAAGTAGGACTATCAGCAGCAACCGCTGTTTCGTAAGCAGCTTGACCAGTGTTAATGAAAGCATTGTAATGAGTAGTAATCTGCAACGCGGTTAAAACAACTGTATCCCAGACAGAAACATGAGAAATAAAAGAATGCATATAGGAAGAAATTGCAGGCCAGCCACCACCAACTGCACCAGGACCATTTGCAATTCGCCACCAGCCATTTTGGGAACCTACATTAGAAGTCACAGGTGTGGAAAGTATAAGTGCCCCATCGATATAAATATCCAGGTAAGCACCATTTACTGTTACAGCACAATGATGCAACGATCCATCATTATAAGCGAGAGGAGTTAGAGTAGAAAGTTGATTGCTAACGCCATTGTAGAATCCGGCTCCAATCTTACCTGCCGTGTTCATGAAAACACCAAACAGGAGTGAGGCATCTGGCGGAAGTTGATTTGGACATGCAGTTACAAAAAATCCGCCAGCAGTAGTTGTTGTTTGAAACCAGAACTCTGCGCTAACATTAGGATTGTAATTCCATGTAAAATAGTTGGCCGTATGGGTATAACCAGTACTTCCACCAAATTCCACTCCAATTAATCCGGGTGAAGTGATCTTTACATTTTGTACATTTACACTAGCCCATAAAAGATCGACCGATGTATCATGAACTGCCGGATTAGGAACAGCTGCAAGACTAATGGCAGGAGTTATACTTTGATCTCCCGAAGACGAATAAGTTCCCATTAAAGCCAATCCCGGTATAGTAGCTGGACTTCCTGCGGAATCTTTAAAAGGAGGATTCGGCATGTGGCAAGCAACTTGAATCACACCCTGAAGATCAAATTGATCCTGTATGTACATTAGGTAACGATTACCATTTGTATCAAAAGACCAAGTCTTAACCGGGGTAAGCACGCCGTCGATGTAAATCTCTAAATCTCTAATAGGATTGAACGCGCCCAATGGACCAGCTGAAGAAAAAGGACCAGTAAAGGGACCACAATTGAGCACAATTCGATTCGGAAAGGGACCGTTAGTTTGTATGCTGATAACCGACATTACTTTTCCTCATACTTACGGTATTTATTCAGTTCTTCTTCCATCAGATCTTCAAATGCCTTTTCTTCCTCTGGTGTTCGCTTTTGATATTCCAACGGAGGCGGCATCTTTTCCGGTTTGCGCCACTTCTGCATTCTCTCACGGATTTTATCCATGAGTTTCTTGCGCCAATCAAGTGGTCGTTGTATCCAAGCTGGCAACTTAGCAGGTGCCTTTTGTTCTTCTAAGGTTGCAGGTTGCTCGCGCTCTACCTCATGAGGTTCGGATTTTTGAGCTTCCTCTTCGAGATCCTTAAGATGCTGTAAATTCTCTTCTTCCTTCTTACTCAATTCATCAAGCATCCTCTTCTGAGTTTTCTCGTCTCTAATTGTACGAATCTTATCGACTAACTTCTTCCGCTTATCCAAATCTTGATCCTGATGCTTCTGCTCTTCTTGTTGTTTCAACAATTCCTTGTTACGCTGTACTCGTACCTTGCGCAAAATGTTAGAAATGTTGTGCTGAACTGAAGGCAGAATACGATCCATTACAGCTTTACAATGCTTACAGATAACAAAATGAGTACGAAGATCTAATCGCTCGGTAGGAGCCGTTAGCAAAGGACGAGGTTCCCCTTCTAACCCATCCCGTTGATGCAGGTTCCACTGTGCTCCCCAATACAAAAATGCAGGACAGGAACACGATACCCGTACATCTAAGTCTTGTGCACGAGTAGTCTCTTGAATCTTGCTAACATCAAAATGTACACGAACATCGTGTCCTGCTGGATCACTATCGGGCAAATTACAAGTAACTTTATATCGTAGATAAAGATCAGGAGGATTACTATCTTGTAAAACTGGAACGCAACCGGGTCGATTTTTAACAGAGAAAGCATTAGTCTGTTGAACTAGTTCGGGAAGGGAAATGGCAACCTTATGAGTCTTGGGGTTCAGCAATTGACCAAGTTTGACTTTGATGTACACCCGTTCGTCCATTTGAGAAACCTACCCTCAAATTGGTAACGGGTAGTTAAATTGTTGGTTCTGAGGTTACTGGAGTCGGGGTTGTTTCTTCTTCTGTAATGACTGTTTTGGGCTTTTTTGTTGATCTATTGGATTTGCTAGGGGCAGAAGTTTCGTTTGCCGTAGCAGGAGCTGGAGGAGCAGGAACCACCACAGGGGATTTGGCAGGAGTCTGATTTGTAGTCTCTTCGAAAATACCAGCTTTTACCATTCCAGCCATACTTAATGGTGTCTGATGTAGCACCTTCACAATGTTAGCATTACGATAGACGGTTAAACGTTGAGCAGCTGTATCATAGAGTAGAACATCTCCGGTTCGGAGGTAAAATTGGCAATCTTCAACGCACAAAGTGGCTTTGACAATGTAACTTTTCTGCATTCAGGAGGCTCCAAAGATAAATACTAGGAATTTGTGTACAATTAAGGATTTGATAGCGAAAATCTGACCCTAAAATGAAAATGGGCTGGATTTCTCCAGCCCATCTCACTAAATCTAAACGACGCCAAAGTTTACAGTTCACCAACGTTGCTGGTCGAGTTGTAGCGACCGTTAACAGTGAGACGCTGTACACCGCTTGGGTTGAAGACCAAGAAGCCAAGGTTCTCAAAAATCGAGAAACCAATCTGGCGTAGGTCAGGACGATCGGCGGACATAACCGTGAGAGGAATACGCTCAGGGATAACACCAAGGAACTCAGCATCAGCCAGAATGTAGATAGAGCCGTAGCCCACACGACGAGACTGGAGAAGCGTTGCGCCCCAGAGGTAGCCCATAACGCCCGTCTTCAACAGCTTGCGCTGTGTTTCACGGTCGATATTCTGTTGCGTCCACTTCAACAAGTCGGTATAATCACGAGGATTGAAGAAGATGAAGTTCACAGAGATATCATGGCGTTGGACCTGACCGAAACCATCGGCCATGGAGTTGATGTCCACGGGTGCGTTGATTGCGATATCAGGGTTGTAAATTGGATCAAAGGTGCTCTTACCAACAGCGGTTGTTGCGATGTTATCGAACAACGTGAAGATATAAGCGTCTTCCTGTGCACCAACTTCGGCTTTCGCCAAGTTGAGTGAACGGGCAACCAAATCAAATCTACGTTCTTTGATTTGGGTGATCGGAATCATTGGATTGGACGCGATTTCAAAGGTTGGCACGGTGACGCGCTTTGGCTTTGTCACACGGACCACATCGCCACCTTCTTCACCAATGACAAAGGCTTCTACGAAGCTTCCACCAGGGGTTGTGCCCACGGTTTCGGCTTGGGTATCAAATTCCTTATCATAGATGGGCAATGCGCCATCCGGAAGCGTTTCTACCATCAATGCCTTGCGAGCGATTGACATGTAGTCACGGCGACGACGGAGGGATGGACCCAACGAGGCCGCTAACTTTTGACGACCACCTGCAGTCTTGAGTAATTGACCGAGCATAGCCGTCTGTTGCTGAGTACGAGATAGATTAGGCATATATTCTCCTTAATGTCCTTTTCTCTTAGAGCAGAGACGCTACACCGAGCCAAGGCTCGGACGCAGACGGTACGTGGAAGCAAATTCCAACTGCTGGAGAGGCTGACCCCTTCAGTGCACTGGAAGTATACTTTCCAACGTTGCTGTTTGTGTGTCCGCCGCAATATACATAACCACCCTGTAGGAAGTTTGCGTTTGCGTCGTATGCTTCGTTGTTAACATTGCCGCGCCAAAGAGCACGAACAACTGGTGCCTTGCGGGATCCTGCTGGTCCAATTGCGCCAGCGAATTCGCCAGGTCCATTTAGCAACGTTGCGTAAGGAATGCCGGAATTATAGGTTGAATCTGTAAGATCGGCATCACATGGGGCAATAACGGGGGAGCCAGCCACTTGTGGCTGATTTTGAGCAAGAGTCACGATGCACATAATACGTCCACCGAGAAAACCTGCAGCAGTCAAAACTGCCTGGTCCGTGCCGGGATCGCCAGTGAGCGAAACATCTGGAACTGTCGTTCCGTCGTTCTGCCCATAGTAATCAAGCTTAAGAGCCATATGGATCTCCTTGTAAGATCTGTTGCGTTTTTAATGCAAGTTCTGCTTCCTTCACCAATCCAGCCACTCAATGAAGAGTAGCAAGGACTATAGATCAAGAGCAGTGTGGTGTAAACCACGTTTCATTGAAGGGAATGTTAAGCGAAAAATTTCATTAATTAGCGAATGAAGATGGGAAATTCTCAGTAAAAACCGCTAAATCACCTATTCCATACGACCTCTTATCATGATGCTTAATTTGTGGGGAGAAGCAGACGTTTGAAGAGAAGCAGTAGAAGAAGGAGAAGCTAGAGGAGATGAAGCGGAAGTACTTCGTCTTTCACCAATATGACGAACATAGCCTTCCGGCAGAATAGCAGCGTAAAAACCCAACTGTTTGTGTAATTCGCTTAAAGCAGATTCGCTCGCTAGTTCAATTTTGTTGCTAGTGTACTTACTGTAGTTTCCAATGGCTTTGTAATCACTAAGACGTCTAAGACCTGGATTGAAACTAAAGCCGTGCCAAATCTTATCAAAATCGTAGCCCATGACTTCAAAAGGAAATTGTTCTAGTTTTACAATAGGATGATAATTAGTATCACTATGCGCTCGAATCCAAACTTGAATAATTTTTGGATAATTTTCTAAAATTTTCATGCTCTGTTCTATAAATCCAGAACGATAGAATTCCCAATCTTCTTCACAATGAAAAATGTAAGGAGTAGCGACTTCTTTGTATGCTCGGTCGATAGAAGCGACTTGACCTAAGTTATTTACATTCTTAAGATACAATGTATTAGGAGGCAAATTTGAAGGAGCCTGACCCAATCCATCTTCAACAATTATGTACCGTTCAATAGGATAGGTATTGAATTTAGCAAAGCTATCCAAAGTACGTTCTAGCAAATCTGTTCGATTACAAGCCGTTATAACAACTGTAACTGCAAGTGAAGGATCAGCTATCGTCTTTTTTGCTCTAACTTCTTTTGGATTATGCATCCGTCCACGAATCATAATTTCTTGATGTTGACGAATTTGCACTCCCTTAGCAACACCTTCTTGAATTTCTTTAGGCAACGCATAAAGTTGTTCCATTTGAGCCACTGTACAAGCATGCATAGAGACATAATCGTGAAATTCAGGAAGTGCTTCTACGGTGATGTAATGATTGTTCAAATGAGACACTAAGAATCTGGGATCTTTATTCATCCTGATATTATTGGCTGACATCACTTGACCTGTTCGATAATCTTCAGCCCAATAATTAGGATCTGTAGAATCAGGAGCACCAGCTGCCACAACTAATTTAGCCGCTTTTGAACTCAACCAATAACCCGAGCCGCCACTGATGTATTGCCCTTTATAATCTTTTTCGTCACCAAATCCAAAGTAATCGTATCTTTCAAATCCACTCTTTAGCATACGATCCACATAAACAAATGTATCATCATCACATTTATAAATGAAATCGAATTTGTTTTCTACTCCCCAATTCCAAATAGCACGCATTTTATGAGGAAGATTAGTATAGTCATCAGCTACATCCAAAAGAACTTCATCTGCTAAAGGAAGACGTTGCAAGCCTTGTCCATAAAACAATTTGTGTACGACTTCAAAAGGGGTTTTCAGGTCCTGAAAATCTTTCCACCAAGTACCGCGAATACCTTCGATACGATTCTCGCTTACTCTAGGAACACCCATGGCATACTTACCATAATCATATTTCGAACAAGCGGGAACAGCGATGAGAACACGAATCGAAGCCATTAGATATCCTTATCCGTGAATATAACATCACCATATTCTGTGTTGAAATTCAATCGTGATTTTCCGTCTGAATTGTAAGCATTTTTGTACAGATTCCCTACTTTAGTGATTGTAGCATACTCCATCTTCCCATTTGAACCGCCTTCTTTCCACCAACGTAGGTGAGTACTCAGCATCAAATCAGGTTTACGTTCGGCAAAGAATTTCCAATCCTCTAAGATTTGCACTTCGGCACCTTCTGTATCCATTTTAATAAACAACGGATCAGGAATGTCTTTGCAAAATTCTCGGAGTGTAATACAAGGCACAGTAACTGAATTCTCTTTGCAAGTCTGTCGTGTGCAAGAACAACCTAATAAAGCGCCACCCATAGAAGTAACTCCTATGTGACCCATTAAAGCAATGTTATAGAGAGAAATATTTGACAAGCTGTTAACATTGATGTTCTTGTTCAAGATTTCCCAAGCTACTGGATCAGGTTCAATGCCATAGACACATTTGTATAGCTTAGAAGCAAACAATGTATCAGCACCAATCCAAGCACCAATGTCGATGCAAACGACATTAGGTGAAGCAAAATGTTTAATTGTAGAAAAATCGGATTTGTAAACTCCATCTTCAATCCATTGCCAATAATCAGCAGGATCCTGTTCTACCAGAAAAGTGAAACCATGAATATTCACATTTCTCATTTTTATACTCCTCTACAATAAGTGCAAGAACAAATATCTGGACGACGTTGTCCATAATTCCAATTATGAGGTACTTCCCATAATTGAGATACAGGCGGAACAGTAATTGCACTCACTTCAGGAAACTTTGCTTTCATTTCGTATAGTACACTAGCAGGGCAAGGATGCACAGCAATATACGGATGGTCGCTAGGCAACTCATTAGGATAGATGTTTCCATGATGAGTCTTAAAACTTTGTGCACCATCTAAGAATCTTGTATCACGATAACAATGAATACCATGACGCCAAAGAATTTCTCCTGTCCATATATCACCCCAAAATTTTCCATCTGAGCAAAGGGATGGTGGCGTATCGCTGACTATTTTCATTGCTTTGCGACTTAAAAAGAAACCTGCTCCGCCATGGGCAGTTCGTAAGCCGCGATCTATTTCTAAATGTTTTGGATAATCCAAGCACCAACCCATATAATCATGTTGTTCAAATCCGCAAGCCAATAACCGATTCATCCAAACATAGGTGTCCGTATCGCAACGGAAGAGAAAATCATAATTATTGTCATAAGCATATTTGCTCATCATTCTAGTACGATTAGTACGAATAGGATCGTGAGCATTGTCATATTGACTCTTTTCTACAAGACCTAAATCAGCATCAGAAAAACATTTGTAATCGCAAGCACAATCTTTCAACCATGTATTTGCGCAAGCTATGGCTCTATCTCGATAACGTTGCTCAGTTTTCATTGGAATGGCTATAAGCAGATGCTTACTTTTGCCTATTTGTTCAATTGCTGAAGCACCACTAGCTTGAGGTATAAATTGATCTTCTTGAAGAGGAGGAATCTTGATTTGTGCAACTGTAGTTTTCCAATCAATGAATTTTATTGCTTTATCATCTATGTAGTAGTCAGCTTGAGGTTTACGTGGAAGTATTTCATCATAAGGAACTGCATTTTGATTTAAAAGTTTTTCCATTTGGCTACGTTCAACATCAGTCAAACGGGCACTGTAGATAGCTATCAAGTAGTCTTTACGAAGTAGAGATAGAATTTCAATACAATCAGGAAGTATATTTGCGCCGTCATAGATTACTGCATCAAAATCTACACAGATTCTATTTTTGCTCGCCATTCAAACCCCTCACTATAAAACACAAAAGGCTGGAAATTTGCTTTCCAGCCTTTGTACGCCCGTATGCCTGGGTCCAGGACTCGATCTAGGTTTATCTAGACGGAACAACTTCTACGTTTACTCGTCTCCAATGAATGAACCCATCAATGCTTCGCCAACATTGATGTCGGTAGCAGTCTTGGGAGCAGCAGCCTTGATTGGTCCAGTGTAAGCAGCCTTCTTGGCTTCTGGAGCCTTCTCAAGAACGTTGGTCTCATCTTGCTTGGTACGAACGGCACCCTGCTCTTCAACTTTCAAACTCTCAAGAGCTTCGGCCCAGATATCGCTTTCGTGATCGGAAGCAGCATCGCGGTCGTCACCCTTAGCTGTATCAGATTCGAAATGCTTTGCGGTTTCACTGGTAAAGGAAGGTAGAACATCTATGCCAGCAACATCTCCGGCTTCCTTTGAACCAAGTAGAACTGCGATTGGATCGGCATCAGAACCTTCCAATGAGAACATGTCAACAATTGAAGCGGTTTGAGGTTCCAATGTTGCTTCCAAATCTTGAGAAGCTGAAGGACCAAAGAATGAATCCATTCCATCGGCTGCCTCAACACCTTCTCCTTCATTAGCAAGAGCAGATTGTTTCTCTTCCATGTCATCCTGGTTGAAGATGTTCTCAATATTGAGTTCTTCTTCACCACCAGCGGGAGCACCTTCCGGTCCACCTGCAGGTAGCTCTGCCATTTCGGAAATTCCTTCCTCAGCAGCAGTTTCTTCGCCTTCGATATCGGCCAAAAGACCCTTGATGGCTTCCTCAGCCTGATCGATCTTTTCGGTCATATCCATTTTCTTTTCTTCTGTCAAAACAGTGGCACTTTCTGCCGCTGCGCCAGGTTCTCCTAATTCAGGAGCAGGTGCTTCACCTTCCGGTCCTGCGGGTGGCATAGGTTCTACGCCTTCTGGTCCTGCGGCTGGAGGTGCGGCTTCTTCTGCTGGGGGAGCGGGAGGTTCATCGGCTTTCTTTGAGGTAGCTGCTTTTGGTTGGCACTCAGGGCATCCCTTGCAACCATCATGTCCTGCTTGCTTTGCAGCTTTAAGAGTCTTGTCGGATTCTTCGGACTTGTTAACGGTACTTGCAGGACGTTCGCCAGCCTTGCCAGCATCAGTCTCTGCGGGTTCCGTATGCTTTCCACCACCGCAACCGCGACCGTCATTATAGGTCTCAGTCTGTGGACCAGCATCCTTGCGATCATCAGCGACTTTAACATCGCCCTTGACTTCGGACTTAACAGCGTTGTGCTCCTTGGTCAATACGGATGGATCTTCTAGAAGGTCATTGAGTTCGACCTTGTGAACTTCCTTGAAAGATTCGGCAAGTTTGGTATTATAGGCATTCACTGCTGTCTGCCGTAGAGCCGCCGTCAAAACTTTCGTGGAATTCAAAAGCAAATTAGCTGCGAAATGCTTCTGAATTGCTGGCGGAGCATCGGGTAGCATTGTCTTAGCAATAGTCCAAGCCGAGGCCACGCGGGTCTGGGCATCTTTGGTAATATCGCGCTTGGTTTTTGCTGCTGCCAATTCCGTCTTAAGTGCGGGTTTGGTTGCTGTCTGAGTCATGGTGCCATCCTTCGTCAAGGTAGAAGGGGAAGTTTTGCCCTTCTTTACTTGTACTTCGTAGTTGTTTTCTTTCTTTGTTGAAGATGATTTGCTTGCTACAGGTGCCGGAAGCGGCTCTTCTACAGGTGCTGCGGGTTCTTCTACTGGTACTTCGGGACTTACTGGAGCGGCTGCAGTGGGTGGAGCAGGTGCTCCGGGAGCTACTGGAGGAACAGCAGCGGGTGGTGCGGCTAGAGGATCTTGCATTGGTAATGCTGCTCCCGTTGCCCCATCTGCTATTTCAGCGATGTTGAGATCAAGATCTTTTAGAAGTGATTTCACTTCCTCAGACCAATCGCCATTCTTTAGTTGATCCCATGCACTAATAAGTTCAATCCGCTCGCGCATCTTGCGAATGTTAGTTTCTAACTCTTCTCGCTTTTGCGCAAGCATATCAAAATCGTTAGTCATTTCTTCTGGGGGAAGAACAGCGTCCATCTCAAGAAGTTGATTATCCATTCCATCTAAATCAGCTTCTTTTTGTGCTAATGCCGCCAGCACTGCTTTGTAAACTTTAGACATTATGTAGTCTCCGTCGCAGATCCGCATTCAAAACAGCTGTATCTGTATCCAATTCAAGGTCTTGATAGTCAATATGTTGCGAAGCCGTCTTGGCGAATGCTAACTCATTGGCAGCTTTTGTAAATCTTGTCTTAGGTCCAACCCATTCTTCGGCCACTACACTACGCTTGGCCGCGCCGGGGAAGGCTGGCGTGGCTACCCAACTGGCTTCAACAAACTTTACACCACCGTTGGGCATTGATTTGTGACCACAAAGTTCTGCTATACGACGAGGAACGCCATCTTCATCAGCCAAGAACATACCTTTTTGAAAAGCGAGATGGTTGCAGTAAGTATTGGCGTCTATTACACGTGTGCCACAATACGAACAAATGACTAGATCCGTTACACAACCCATGCTGAGGTAGCGAACCTTTTCGTTACGAATATCTGTGACTAATTGCGTGTGAGAGAGATCGGTTGCTACTAGAATATCACAAAAATAAACCCAACAGGCAGGTGGTGCTATGTTTATCTTGCGCAATTGAGCGTCTAGAATATGCCCCTTAGCATGAGCAGAATTCTGGTAGTGTTCAACGAAGTTAAACGCACCAACAAAGGATTTGTGAGATAGCTTTAGAACTTCATTTGTCCAGGCGTCATCATTATTGTTGACTAAGTGAGAGCATTCCGGCTTGATCAAATAATCATAAGGATCTTCTTCAACCATAACGGACGACATGATGGTACAGTGGGAGAGAAGATATTTACTGGATTCAGCTGCAATCTTTTTTGTGGAAGCAGTTTTCTGCCCAAACGTATTGCGACCATAAATGCTAGCCCAATCCTGTAGAGACAGAATAGGATCTTCTATTCTAGCATTTGCGTATTTCTTGAATGTGCCCTTTATTTCCATGGTCTCTATTAAATAGTCTCTTAGGCTGTAAAAAATGTTCCACACTTCACGCATTCGACCAAATCAGGAGCCGAAGCTGTCTTAGTTTCTCCGTCAGTTACACGTAAAGTACTGGAAGATTTACAGTTAGGACAATTTGGTGCCGTACTTAACTCTTCTGTCTCTTCACTGCGAGTATTCCAATATTCGTTAGCGTATTGAGTACCGACTTCTTGCCATAACTGCTGCATAGTCCAGCCGTTATCTAAAGCTTCCTGTAGCATAAATTTATCTGTTAGGAATGCTGTATAGGCTTTATCTTCTTTTTCTTGAATTTCTTCAACTTGTGAATCTTGATCATTATCTGCTGCTGCAATATTAAATCCTTCTCGTTTTTGTAGATCCAATACAATAGCCGGAACATTTTGATGACCTAAAGCATGCCACGCGGCCAATCTATTTTGACCATCCTCTAAATGATAACTTTTCCAATCCTTAGTCGTTACAACTATTAGAGGAAATCTTTGACCTTTTTCCATCTTTTGTTTATAAGTCCGAGCAAGATCAGCTTGCATTAGATCTTGATAATCTTTAGCAGATAGATCAATTTTACTTAAAGGAATTAAAGATATGCGAGCACTGCCTTCGTCAATGTATTGCTTGTAGCTTTTGGGATTAATCTTCCACAAATAGTATTCTTTCGGCGCTCCAATTTTAACACCTTCTAAAGGTTCCTTGCCGATGATATCTTTGATTTCTTTCTTTACGTCCTCGTCCAAATGACCACGCATGTCGTCTCGTTGCGGAAGCAAAGTAGGAGTATCCTTCTGCTCTACGGCTCCCAGCTTGATCGGCTCATCTTTAACCAAAGCTTTTGATAAATCAGTTGTGAGAGGTGTGACGGCAAGAACCTGTTCAGAAGGAACTCGACCAAAATGTTTCATCCATGGTCCTTCGCTTGATGCTTGTCCCATAGGATCGTTTTCGTCAACTTCCCACTTCTCATTACCCGTATCAAGAGTAACGATGGAAATCTTTCCGGTACCTATACCCTGATTGAAACTCCAATCCATTTTTGCTCCCCAACGAACGGCATCCTTGGGTGAAACGAAAGCAAAAATTTCTCCCTGCCCGTAACGATCTCCACCTTCTCCCTGTATCCAATTGGAAGGCTGCAGAGGCAATAATCCTTTTTTCTTAATCTGTGGAACCTTTGAGGTGTGAGTAACATGATAAAGTTTTCCTGCAGCAGTTTTCTCAAAAGAATTTACTGAAGAAATTTTCTTCAAGTAATCCTTCAATGGATACAAAGTATCGTTGCCCCATTGATTAGTTTCCGAATTAGCATGTCTCCACTCAGGCTTATTTGTATCGTTGTAAGACAGAACTATTTCATCGTTTCCTCTTACAAATTTGTGCTCTTCTCCAAATTGGATATTGGTGGATTTGTAACTAAATCCATTTTTTACTAGTAATTTGGCAAGAGGATGAGATAGAGCTGATTTCTCCAGAGCAGCCGTTCCTGAATCAGCTTGTTTGAGATTTTCTCCATAATCAGGACGACGACGAAGCGGTTCACTCTCTTTAAAGATTTTGTTTTCAGGATTCAAATCGAGATTAGCTCGCTTGCTATAACGACTTTCTATCTTTTGGGCACCTTTTTTATCAATGTCCACTGTTACACTATAGAGACCCCACCCTGCGCCATACACATAAACAACAGGATGATTGCCATCCCAAATAGAACTGGATGTGATTACTTGTTTAGAAACTGGATCAAATTGATACATAGTCCAATCGGTCACACTGCCGAATTGCTGATACCAATCCGAAGTTTCAAAAGCTCCGGCTAAATCTTCGCCAACATCCTCCATATTTTGTTTTACGACACTAGACAACTTCAGATTCACAAATCCTTGTTCTGTTTCTGCTACAGGATCCCAGATTAGACCGCTGTCAGGAACAACGGGTATAGTCAGTTGCGTAAGATCTACTCCTAAACGTGCGGCTTCTGACTGCCAAGGAGCAAAAATGTCTTTATTTGGTTTAGTCTTAAGATTAAAGTGTGAAGGAGCACTGAATCGCTTTCCTTTTTTGTTAACTCCAAATTTTTGAAGGCCAGCAATAAATGCTGCTCGCTCTAATTGCAGTTTAGAAAGACCAGCAGTTTTTTCTTTTTCTTCTCCCTCTTGTTCTGCGCAACAAGCTGTAGGCACAATATGCATTCCCCAGAATGAACACCAAGATTCGCGACCTTGTGAATCAGGCTGTTTAGCTTTGCTACCATATTCGCAACGGTGACAACCAAAACCACCTTGATTGGTTTCCGCGTATTTTGCTTCTTCCTTAGTGAATTTCTTCTTCATCGGAGGCTTATTCTCAGGCTCTCCAAGATGGAACAAACGGCAACTGCCTTTCTCAAAACTGATTGGTCCTTCTACACGCATACATTCGTCTGTACCCATGCGCATATCGCACGAGCCACAAAGATAATTGCCCAAGGAATCATAAGCTATGCCATCTTCGGCATATTGCGCCCATTCGCCAGCTTCATTACGCACATGATCTTCGGCTTCTTCATCATATTTGCCGGGATCAGGAACATTGCCGTGTTCTTCATGTGCTTTCTTTGCTTTGCGATATGCAGCACGAGCTATAATGCCTTGAGGTTCTCCCGACAATCTTGTAGTAATGGGAACTTCTGCGGAAGCAAATTGGGGTTGTAATAGTTCTTTTTCTCGATAATCCAACGTCTTCATTACCATTCGTGCACGCATGCCGTATTTTCCAGCATCGGATCTATCTGTAGGTTCGTACACACCATCTATAAGCCATCCGCCATCTTCAACTTGATTAGGAGGAATTCCTATGCGATTGATAAAATTTACATGGGTATCATGCTGCCAATTAGGATCGGCAAATATCTGACCATCACTGGTACGAACGGCAGCATACTGTCCTTCATCTGGATGGAATGTAGAACGAGGAATCTCACCACCAAGATTAGGAAAACGCTGCAAAACAGCTATTGGAAAAGCAGAAGAAGACTTTTGTAAAGCAAGGGGTTTCATAGGGAAGAAACCATCACACCAATCCATTATCTTAGTGCCACCTACATGACCAATTTCTTCGTATTCTTCTAACAATTCCTTTACCATCTCATCTTGAACTTCTAAGAGATAATCATAGACGTCGTCAGCATACTTGAAATTTTGTAGGAGAAAGGCTTTTCCACCAGCAGCAGAGATGAGTTCATTAAGTTTAATTTCAGTGTAATATTTCTTAGGTTTGCTGCGTTTGAAAATCTTACCTTCTGGATTTAATTCAGGATCTACAGGATCTGTTTTTTGAGTGGGTAATGGAGCTTCAGCTTCTTTATCAGGTTTTTCAGAACTCTCTTTCACTTCTGTAGCACCTTTGCAACCGCATTCCTTTTCATACGGACAGCCGAAATCAGGTGGATGTGTATGGATTTCGAAAGGATGACCACAAGTGCACATTGATGCAGTCTTTTTGGCGTATTGATTCCTGGCCCAATTTATAATTTCTGTGGGATTTACTGGAATCGCATTTGGAAAGTTAGCTCGTACTTTTACGAGATATTTTTCTTGAATGTCACTTAACAGAGCAACAACTTCTTCGGGAGTTTTGCACTGATTCTTGATACGAAGAGGACCGCCAGCAGCTTGTACTAAATCCCAGAGCTTGACTTTTGCAGCCGTAGGAGTAGAGCCGTGTTTCTCATTCTCAGGCTCAGTACCTTTGTAAACAAAAGGATCGTTATAGTCAGGATCAGCATGCCAATCGCCTGTTTCTGTAGCACGAGCAGGATCGGCATACATTTCAAGTAGCGCATCCAAGGCGACTTTTCTTTGCAGGAGTGGATTGAGGCTCTTCATGCGCAACCTTTGAGTTGGCCAAGGCAACTAAACTCTAGTTGTCCTGCCTAAATTAAACGCTGAAGAGAAGTGAACGTCCGGTCTTATCTCCCGAGTTGAGGCCAGCATCCAGGAATTCTCCATAGACTGAACCAGCAACATCAAAGATATCCGTGCATACGATAGAACAATCTTCAGCTACAGCTGCCTGTTCAATTTGATATCCTGTATTGTAGTTCTCCATCCAACAGCCTTCATACACGGTTGCTACAGCGTACAAGCCGGAGTTGCCTAAGTTATTCAAGCCGCCTTCATTTGGAATGTCAGCTGCGGTAGCTTGACCACGATTTGGATCTTCTGAGGCTAGCTGAGAGAAAACGATTTCTGTCTTAATATCAAACGGCCACTTGTGATGTTTGAGCGAACGGACAGCACCAGATACACCAGCTTTATAGCCAAGCATCTGCATAAGATTTGCAAGGTAGAGAGCCGTGCGGGTAATTGCCAAAGTTGTTGGCTGTGTTACACCAGGAACTAGTTCGGCAACCTGGTCACCATAACCTAGACCACGAACTGCATCAACGGTCTTCGATTCTGTGATGGTGAATGAAGAAGTAACACCCAACTTAACGAACTTGCCGACATCAACGGCATGAGTAAAAATCTTGAATCGAGATGAAATGACGGATTCGGTTTGAGCCGATGTTCCCTGTCTGTATATATAGCCGCCTTGTGGCATGATCTGTTCTCCCTTACGGTCTTGCTATTAAGAGTAAAAATAATGTTGTTATCGTTTTTAATTAGCGATCTTTTATGCTGCTGCAGCTGTACGAAGTCCCAATAATGAGGACTTTTTAGCCTTTTCTTTCACCTTAGCAGCTTCTTCCTCGGCAGCCTCTTGCATCTCTTGCTTGTTAAGAACCTTCACAGCATCATCACAGAGAGAATAGGCTTTGTAGATCGTTTCCACAAATTCTCGCACTCCACGAGTGTTATTAACTTGACAAAGAGGCTTGGCATCAAGATAGAGAGCCTTCAACTTTTCACCAAGGGACTCGGCATCCTTTACGGCTGAAGCGAGTTTCATCATATCGGTAACAGCAGGACGCTCCAATTTTGCAGGTGCTTCGTCTTTCATACCACGAGCTTGAGCAACTTCCGGTGTACGACCGCCATCTTCAACAATGTCACCCAATTTACCATCATTGGTCCACTTAGTTGAGCCAGCACCGAATTTCTTCATGACATACTGAGCACCAAAGACACGAAGAATTCGTGATCCCTTATGTGGCGTGTAGCCCTTGTTCTTCATAGACCACGCCAATGCCCAAGGATTGTCAATGCCCGGTTCATCCTTCATTTCTTTAACAGTGCCTTCCCATCCTGGAGGAGCAACAGCGGTCTTAGATTCTTCAGCAGTCTTACTATCCTGCGCCTTCTCACCACTGGAACCTTCCATCACATTTGGAGTTGGGGCAACTGGAACATCGTCATGACGTTTGCCTTCTTCAGCAGCTAGCTTTGGAGGTTCGGCACCTTGTGCCTGAGGAATATCTTTTTGGAAAGCAGCAGCGGGAGCACCTTGCTCGCCAGCTTCTTTACTGTCCTTCTCTTCCTTCTTCTTAAAAGGAGGAGCCTGTTTACCACCAAAAGGTTCTTTCTTAGCAGCAGTTACAGGAGCAGCGGGAGCCGTGGCTGCGCCTTCCTCGGGTTTGGCTGGAGCTACGGGACGATTCTTCAAGATATTTGTCATCTCGATCAAAGCATCTTGCATGCCTTTGTTCTGGGCAAAACCTTCTTGCTTAGGTAGATCCTCAACTATCTTGAGAATCATTTCAGTAGGAACAAAATCTAACGGAGATCCTGTCTTTGCAGTTGCACCAGGAGCCATTGGTGTGGCAGCGGGAGCCGGAGCAGCAGCAGGTTCAGCTTCTTTCTTTTTCTTTGCAGCATAACGAGGAACTTCAACTTGCTCGGGAGCTTTAGGTTGACCGTTAGAATCTCGATCCGTCACCCAAGCATCTGCTCCGCCGCCAGCACCACTTTCTTTTTCAGCGGCCTGTTCGGGAAGAGCACTAGCGCCGGGAGCACCTTCAATACGCTCAGGACGTGTTCCTGCTCGTACTTGAGAGATAAATTCTACATCAGTTTTGACTTCCTGTGCAAATTCTGGCATCTTAGTGTCGTCTAAATAGTCTTCTATGCTGCTTGTTCCATCAGCAGCCATTTCAGCTGGAGTCAAATTCAAGACACCTTGTAGGCGAGCAACAGCTTCTTCAAGTTGGTCTAGTTTTGGATCATGAGGATTTTGATTGAGTAATTTCTCGGCCAAAATTTCGCCTTCACTAATGGCCTTCTTAAGAGTCTCAACAGAAACCAATACTGTTGCTTTTCTCATGTGACGGTTTAGCATCTGTGACTTCATATTTTCTCGTCTCCGTTAAACAATGGTATCAGGAATTACTGGCAACAACATTTGTAGCCGCAAAGCAGCCATTGCCTGCGATATACGACTAGTTATCACACTAACCCAAGCTTGTGCTGCTTCAGATGGATTTGGTGTAATGCAATCCAATGGACCTTGAGTTGGAGGAGCCTGACCTGCAGGAGCATTTGGTAATGCTGTATAGAAACGAGCAGTTTGGCTAGACAACTCAGTTGTTATTCCAACATAAAGTTCAGTAGTTGGAAATTGAAATACGAATTGGTTGTTATTCGGATCAGTAAAATTACCTGCAATATTTACTTTCGGATCACCAAAAGCACCAATCTTTGCTTTGTCAATGCTATCTTGTTGAGCAGAAGGTTGTGAATTGAATATAGCTTGGATTACTACGCTGATGATACCCGAGTTCTGACCAATTACTGTATGAACAAGCATCTATCAAACTCCTAAGATTACAAAGTTGTAGTAACCGAGAATGTAACATTAATGTACAGTAAGCTGAACATCGGCTTGATGTCTACACTAACGTTTACCGTTGTTGGATCAGTTGCATCAGGCACTACGGACAGATTCTTGTAGCCTGACAAAATTTGCTGATTAACCAAACTTACCAAACGAGCATTGCAAACTACAGTAATGTCAGCAACAAGACTGTCTACCAACTTACGACCAATGAATTGCTCATTATCAGCACGGAACAATTGACGAGTATAATCAACAGCAGTTGTGCAAGTTGGTTCGCTGTAGATTGGATTCTCCGGACGAGTGGTCTTATAGTGACGAACCTTAAGAGCACCCGCATTGTCAACCAACAGAGTAAGACCATCGGCTGCCATAAGATCCATAGTTGGGTCATCGTAACGAATCTTCAACTGTGTGAATCCAACTACATTCTGGAAGGTTAGAGTCGTAGCCACATCATTGGCTGGGTTGCAATTCAAACCTGCCAAAGCGCAAGCCATGAATTCACCAGAAACTGGATATTCGATTGAGACACCAGTCAGTGGATCAGTGATAAGAACACCTGCTACAGGATTGCCAATTGCAATCATGCGTTCGCTGTCGAGTGCGATAGCATTTTGGCGTGCCTGGTTGGAACTTGTGAATTGGTCGTAACCTACGAAACCAATTGCTTCAGCTTCAACACGAGGAGCAGCTTGTGTGGTCAAGAAACGGCTCAGAACTTGATGAACCGTTGTGCTAGTGCTCAAAGGAGCTACAACATCAACATGACGATCTTCACTGCCAGGCAAAGCTAATGCCAGACTCTGAATTGCGTTGATGAAATCCTCATCAGAAGCTTGGTTAGTGCCTGGAATCACAGGGACCTGAATTGCAGCAAAGGTCTGAGTGCCATTAAGAGTTAAGAACTGAATACCCAAGCTGAGACGATTAACCGTGTTAGGTGTACCGTAAGCAGCATAAGCATCTGATGGATTAGTATAGATCTTTAGGCCATAATCTGCAGTAGTCTTGTTTACTGTGAAAGTTACATAGTAGAATTGACCAATGCTAGGATCATTTCCAGTACCACGGAACGTGCTGATGATAACTGTATCTCCAGCAGTTGACTGATAGTTAGAAATCACAGTTGTATGCAATCCAGGAATCGCGATTAGGTTGTTAGCCTGAGCACCGGACACTCCTGGTGTACCGCAATTGCGAAGTGCAGGTTGTGCACCACCAACAGCATCAGCCTTAACAACAAATTGAAGTGTATCGGCTGCGCCTGTAGCTGTTCCCGTATCTGCTGCTGCTGGGTAATCAGCATGTGTAAAGGGTGCTGTAAATAGGCTTCCCGTGGAAGTTGCAATTACAACAGTCTGTCCATTTAAGAAAGTAGCTGTTGTCAAACCTGAAAGAGTAACGCGCTGTCCAGGAACAAAACCATTAGTGGCATCAATTGTTAAGACGTTTAGAGACACAGATACATTGGTAATTGTTGCAGTGCTGCCTGGTGTAAACGAATAGGAACCAGGAATTGAAGGCACACCATAAGATGCATGGTCCGCTGGATTCACAATTGTTACACGGAAGCCTGTCTTTACATCAATGTAGGTCTGATCCAAGTAGCCTACGCCACTAGATCCATTTGCACCGATGCTGCTGGATACTGTATAACTGTGAGTAGTAGGAGTCAAGACAGCATTTGAACCGCTAGCCAAATTGGTTGCAGCTGTAGTTACGATTGTTGGTGTGCTGGAAACGCTAGCAGTAATTGCTCCACCATCAAGTGTAAGAGCAGATGGGAAGTGAGCAGCAACCTGAGCACCTGTTTCAAGTGTTCCAGTCCAATTTGCAAAAATGGTGACAGCATTACCATTCACAACCACAGGAACTGTATTTAGAGTTGTAGCATCAATTGCGATGGTAACATTGTTGCCTAGGACACCAGGAGTTGAAGCCGTGAAAGTCAAAGATCCACCAGTGAAGGTTATTGTCTTTGTAGCTTGAACAGCGGGAACAGTTACACTGGCTCCGTCATTGTTGAATGACAAAGTGATAGTTTCATCAACGGCTGCTCCGGCTGTTGCCTGAGCATCCGGGAAACCATAAGGATACACAATTCCAGTAGTCGCAAAGTTGGCAGCTGCAACTGAGTTTGAACCAGCAATCACAAGAGGAGCAATGCGATTTAGCTCATCTGTGATGGTGAAAGTACCAGCAGTTCCATATCCTGGAGTTACAACTTGTACTGTGTATTCATGCGTTGCCAATGTGTTGCGATAGTAGCTAGCATACACACTATTACCAATTGTAGGAGGATTCTTCAAAGTAATGGTTTGAGCCGCACCTGAAAGACGAATTACAGGAACTGCTCCGTTTAGAAATGCTTCGAGAGGGTCCGATCCAACATACACCTGAATCAAAGCTGGATTGTCAGTTGAAATACCTGCTCCAGTGGTTGGTGTATCTTGAAGAGTGAAAACTGCATTCTTGCTGTTTACTGAACCAATAACAGGACGGAGGAAAACTTGCTCAGCAACCAGAGAAGCAAGAACTTCTGCAGGAGTAAAGTTTGCCAATTCGCCAGCAGCCGAGACACCAATTGCTTCAGAAACTGAAGGTCCCCAATTAATTGTTCCACTACCATTGGCATCTACACCCAATGTGTAATCTGTATCTTCAACAAAGTCGCTACGATTTGGTCCGTAGCCAACTTCTACAATGCTTGCAACATTGGCAGCGGGGAGCAAATCAAATGTATTCTGCCATGTGTTGTAAAAATAAGTAGCTGTCAACGTGCTGCCATAAGGTACAGGATTTGCCACAGTGATAAGACCATGAGTACCATCAACCGCTACGACAGGGTTAGGCGAGCCTCCAGCCAAGACAGAAACATTAGCAGGATTGGTTGTAGTAACACCACCGTTAGTTCCATCAGTGATAGGTGTATTCTTAACCTTGAAAACTGTATTTGTAGACTGACCAATACCGCCAGAGAACGCCATTGCTGCACCAGCAACCAGAGCGGTAGAACCTACTCCTGTGATTACGCCAGTGGTTGTAATGTCTCCACCATCCAAGGTTGCGATTCCAGCCGAAATCAAACTCACCAAATTTGTCAAAGTACGAGTGCCCGAAGATGTTGTGATATTGATAACGATTGCATCCGTACCAATTCCCGAAACTGCAAGAGCATCAGGAACAGCCACGCCAGCCACAAATTGCAATGTGACTAAGTTGCCCAATTCGCCTGGATTCTGCAAACTCAAAGGAAGAGAATTGCCACCAGAAGGAGTAACTGTCAAAGTTGCATACTGCGGAATCTGAGCAGACAAATCTTCATTGAAAACTTGAGTGTCGCCACGCTTGAAGAAATAAGATACATAGAGTTCAGTACCAGCTGGCGGAATAACCTGAGTCACAAACTGGCCAGTTGTTCCATTGACTGAAATCACTGTAACCGGAATCTGATTGCCATTAACATCGATAGAGGTGACTTGTACCTTGCTGGGATCAGTTGTTACGATACCCTTTCCTGTTCCATCTACGATCGGGTAATATGTTACTTGGAAAGTGTTCGTGAGACCAGTAACCTGGTTAGAGATATTCTCATTTACAGCCTGGTCGTCCTGGTTGCTGGACGATCCACGGAACAATTCGACGTTGTTCCTTGTGGTAAATTGCGTTCCTTCACCAATCACGACAGGAATGCGTGCGTTTCCGAATAGTGGCTGACCCGCTGTTTCAACTACAACCTGTGTGTAGACGCCGGGTTTGACATATGAACCAAATAGTGCCATTGTGGGTACTCCTCTTGAAAAATGGACCTCTCAAGTGTAGAAGAAAGTCCTAAAATTTCATAACTACTTACGTTTAATGAGTGGAACGCCTGTGGGAGCTTCGTCTTTCCCACCATTGGCAACTTCCACTATTTCTAGCTTTCCATCTTTTATCGGCTGGAATTCATTTCTTCCAGTCATTGTTAGACCTTGTGCGCCGCTCTCTCGACGAACCTTGTCACGAAGTTGTTGACGATGTTTTATATCGGCCCAACGTGCTTCGGCATCCCGTCCTACTGCAACATCAAATGGAACTTCATTTGCAGCTGCCTTATCGGAATGAATCATTGCCGGACCATGAATGAAAGCTTCGTTGGCTCGGCTTCCGCAATTAATACATTTCTTCCATTTTGGATGTTCTTGAGACCAAGGCTGAATAAGTTCCTGCACAAGACCGCAAGAGTCGCATTTATATTCGTAAATGGGCATACAATAGTTCCTTAATTCTTAAGCATAGCTGCTCAGAAACATCGTTGCACCAAGTGCTTTAATCCGTTGGGGCAGCTGTACTTTACCTAGAAAGTCCCCAGAATAAACAGTATCATTCAATTCAAACGCGGCCATACGTGTTACCAAGGGCATAAAGACTTTCCAATCGGCTAAACCAGAAAAGGTTTGTGTTGAAGAAAAAGTAGGATTAACGCCGCTAATATCTCGTTGAGCACTGGAAAATTCTCGTGGAGCTTCTAAGATCGTTACTCCATCTCGTTCCATATTCTCACGTTTAAAAATGAGCAACTCTCGTTTAATCACTTCGGCTAAATCCGAAGCTGTTTGAAGATCGTTAGCTTTACATTCCAGAGTAAAACTGATGT